AACTGCACCTTGTCCTCGTTGAACTAATGCAAGATACGAGTCTTCGTTTTGTCTACGAGCAACAGCAGCTTGAGCATCTTTCATCATCTCGTCTGCTTGCATTCTTGCTTCGGCAGTTCTAGCAGTTCGAACAGCATTCATTGCATTACGTAATTGCGTGCCAGCAGGGCCTAACGCATTTAACTGCGCAATTGCTTTTTCACTTAGCGCCTGCCCTGTAAATAATTCTTTACCTAATTTTTCAAGACCCATTCCTTGCAGTTGTACGCTTGATTTTTTGTACATGTCTGCAACTTCAGTGCCACCACGGCGTAATTCAATTTCAAGTGTTGCTTGCAATCTAGCATCACGCTGTTGCTCTTGCAATTGATCCATTTGCGCTTTACGGGTAACCCCTGTTAGTTGCGCAACTTTATCCATTTCACCTGCAAGTGCTTCAGCAGAATCCCTAGCTTGTTTGCTAGCTTCTTTATCATTAATAACATCAATACGTTTGCCTGCTGTACTTAACGCAAGGATTTCATTGCTTTCCTTGAGAGAATAACCCATCTGAGACAATCGGTCTACTGCATCAGTATTGGCAAAGTCGTATGATAGTCTGTTAAATGCTTTGGCGCTTTCGCCCATGCTGCCGCCAAGACTAGTAAGCCCTTGTCTACCTCGATCAATAGCAGCAGACCACTCGTCTACTCCTAATCGAGTAGTACCTATACTTGCACGTAGTCCAATTACATCACTGTTAAATCCAATACCGCTATCAGTAGCACCTCGCCATATATTAACTTGCTCACCTACTGCTGAAGCTATATTTGTTCCTTCAGTTGCTAGAGTTTTAGCAAATGCTTTTAAATCGTCAGCAGTGTTAGCTGCGTTACTTGCTGGTAACTGCATTTTACTACCGGTACGATTAGTGTTACCTGACTTTTGTAAGTCTATTAGCTCTTGTAATAGTTCTGCTTCAGTCTTAGCCATTTATAAAATCCTAGAAATATGCGTATATAAATACACGATATAATATTTATCCGGAGATAAAGATGGCAAATAACCCGTTACAACAGTATTTTAGACAACCAAAAGTATTTGTATCGCTTCCTTCACAGGGCGTATACAACGAACCCGGTGTTATTAGTGGCGATCCAGCTAACTTACCAGTGTTTGGTATGACTGGTATGGATGAGATATTGCTTAAAACTCCTGATGCGTTACTAACAGGCGACAGTACTGTAAGAGTTATTCAAAGTTGCTGCCCAGGAATTACTAATGCGTGGGCAGTTAGTAATCTCGATGTTGATGCATTACTAGTTGCCATCCGTATTGCAACCTACGGAAACGTTATGGGTATTACGCATATCTGCACAAATTGTGCTACTGATAACAATTATGATATTGATGTTAGTAAGTTTTTAGATCATTTTGCTCAATGCAAGTTTAATCACGAAGTAGTAATAGATGATTTAACTATTAGAATACGCCCACTTAACTATAAACAAGTAACTGAATTTAATTTAGAAAACTTTGCATTACAAAAACGACTATTTCAAATTTCTGAACTAGCAGATTCAGAAGAAAAAACACAACAGATAGCAGAAATTTATAGTGACTTGGGTGTATTGCAAAATAAAGTTATGATTGCAGGTGTTGAGCAAGTTGAAGTGCCAGGCAATGTAGTAACAGAGTATGCTTACATTAAAGAATGGATTGAAAATAGTGATAGTAGAATTTTTGATGCTGTCCGTAAGCAAGTACAAGCAAACAATAACACCTGGCAGTTGCCATCTACCGAAATCAAATGCGATAATTGCGGTACAGAAAATTCTATTACTATTAATTTGGACCAGTCAAGTTTTTTCGCAAGCGCCTAACAAGTCTTTCTAATGAAGAAATTGAAAAGTATCTTGTTAGGCTAGATAAAGAAATAACAGAATTTAAAACTGAGTTGTTCCGAATCAGTTGGTTTATGCGCGGTGGTGTAAATGTTAACGACTTGTTTCATACATATTCTTCAGACGACATTAAAATAATGTCAGAAATTATTAAAGAGAATATTGAAACTACAAAAGAATCGCAAATGCCAATTATTTAACGTGGCGCTTTGCTCTTATATTCCGACGGATCAACGTTTCCACCGCCAGCTGTTGGAAATCCTGCATTACCAGTACCCCATTTCTTTTCGCCAGGCTTAAGAATATCTCCAATTGTTGCTTTAGTAGCCGCTAGTGTAGGATCTTCTGGCTCAGTTGACGTTGCAGCAATTGCAGGGTTAGCAGCTTGATTTGCACCAGTAGCAGCCGCAACTTTTGCAGGTGCTTTTCCATCTGCTTTTGTAGCGGCTATGACTTTGTTTGCTCCGGCAGCAGATAGTTCTGGAGCTTTTAACGCTTCACTCCATGCCCCCGGGCCTTTATTCCATACCCAAGTTAGTGCAGGATCTATAGCATAAACAACACAATATGCAACTATTTCTTTTCCTTTTTCAGATTGTAGGAAAGTTTGTAACCAAATTGCAGCAGCCTCAGTTGCTAGAATAGCAACAACCGCTGGGCCGCCGAACAATCCTAATGTAGCTACTGATGCAACAGCGCCACCTGCTATTGCTGCATATCTCAAATAGCGTAAACGTAATAACCATTTTAATAAATTAGCAAAACCGGCGCTGACAACAATCTTGGTCACTAATTCTGTAACCGCTATACGATGTGCGGCACTTGCATCTTCTGCTGATATCTCGTTTTTAGATGCTAGACTACTGATTGCAGTTTTATCTTGCCAGTATTCAAAAAAGAAAGGCAACATGCCTAACCACTTGATTACTACCATAAACTTAAATGCAGTTTTTGGAATAAATCTAGTTACTTTATCTCCGTGAATATCAAGCAATGTAAGTTCTTTTGCAATTTTACCTTTTAATGCTGTTCCCATTTTTGATGCTGATACTTTACTAGCTGTACGGCTAGCTTTCTTAGCGGCAATCCTAGCACGTTTAGTATTTGCAGAACTCTGAGAAGGTGCATTAGGATTTGGAGCTGCTGGAGTAGGTGTAGCAGTTCTAGCACCTGCTGGAATAACTAATCCAGCGGGACTACCGGGAACAGGTTGGGTAGCACCCGCTGTTGCTTCAGTAATAAGCCCTTTCTTAATCAGAGTGTTATCTAAGTCTTCTAAAAAAGATTCAATAGTGTTAGGCTCGGAAATAATGTCGTAAATCTTCATTTGTCTAATAATCCTGTAAGATATTTATCTACTTACTTAAGAAGAACTTACGTTCTTCTGCTTATCGCTATCGCTCAAGCATTTATTCTTTTTAATTATGAACTATAGTCAAGTGCGAAGCACTTAAGATATTATCTAGATTCGTCAGTCACAATTGCCCGTTTGCACGGGCAAAAAATGTAAAACACATTATCTGAGTTCTTACAGTCACTAGCGTTATAGCATTACTAAGGCGGTTGTCCGGTACCTCTAGCTACGTTCTTGTCCTTGCGGAAACAACGGCAGTTTATATAATATACGCTAACATAATATATAAACCTGGGATATTTCTTCCCTCATTGGGCTCTATTAAATTATTTTCAAACAGCAAAACCGCGGCAGTTGCGATCTACGTCCTGTAAAGGATAGTTGCTGAGTACTCTTGGCGGCGAGAGTTTTCCTTCCCTGCGATCCGTGATCCAGGTTTTAGGGCGTCTGATGTTAGCTGACGCTTGCTTAATACCGCTAGTGAGCCTATGATTTTAATATATGTGAACCATGTACACGAACAGCTATGTGTCCGTTATACCAGTCATTGCTTTCTAGAACTTTGTTTGTGAATTGTTCTCTGGCCTCGATGTAAGAGCATTGCGCCTTGGATGTGCAGTAATATAGGATTTCTCTACTGAAGTTTTCTTTGCCTAGTGTTTCTATGTCTTTTGTCAACGCATCGCTGGAGCCATAATAATCTCTCCAATCGCTGTCAATCTTGCTACGAATCTTCTTCTTTTTCTTAGTTCCGTTCTTGAGCTTAACCACCTTGTAAGATGTTTTAGCGAACTTGGCTAATTTTTTGCCTATATACTTTCTGCCAGAGATGTCATTTGTTATCAAGTACACGAAACCAACACAATCCTCGGGAAGCGTTTCTACGATTTCATTTTGATAAGTCCATGACATGCTTTAGTTAGCATCATTACTTCCTTGAGCCTGTTGTTTTTGAGCCTGCCTTGCTGCTTCTTTTTGCCTTAATTCTTCTTCTTTTTCAATTGACCATTCACGAATAACTACACGCCTCTGAGAACAGATGCGACGAATCTCACTAAGGCTTTGTCGCAGTCTAATTGCGCTGGCCTTAGTGCCTTCCGATAACCATTTTTGGTTTTCCGCAAAGTAAATTCGGAATTCCGCTAATAATTGAGCATGTAGTTCTTCGTCTTGATGCATTTATTCATTAACTTCTAAATCGTTTGCATATGAAGTGAAGCCGTTTTCTTTAATAACTCGCAGTACGTTGTTAACACGACCGATTAATTCGTCCTTGTGGCTAATCAAGAATATGTTCTTTTTGCGTTCACGACCCATCTTTTTAAGAACAGCCAGTGCGCCCTCAACTCCAGATGCATCTAATCCGTTATCAATAAGCTCGTCAACAAACAATAAGTTAATACTTTGATACAAACTTTCCCATACATCACGGAATGCCCATGACAAACCAAGGATAAGTCTATTCCGCTCACCTCGACTTAGATTATCAAAGTCTAAATCTTGCCCTAGCTGGGTGATCTCAACAGTTAAATCGTTCTGGAACAATACTGTATGAGGCAATCCCATCTTATCAAGGTAATAAGTCAAGCGATTGTTCAAATATGCTAGGTTTTGATCTATGATCTTTTTACGGATAAACGAATCCTTGGAAGTCAACAATTTTAGCAAGAACTCTTGATGTTCTTTTAGTGTATTAAGCTCGTTAACAGTATCCCACGTAACATCTTGCATGGCAGTATTGAGCAGTTCGTCAATTTGTTCTTGATACGGATCTGTTTCACCTGCTTTAATTGTTAAATTAGTTTCTAACGTCTTAAGATTATTCTGATGTTTAAGTGCTTGTTCAACAGTGTCGTAATAAGTATCTGGTCGAACTGGAGCGTCATCGGTACCGATCTCATCAACAATCTTTTTAAGATCAGCAGTAACTTTGTCCAAATACTTTTGTGCTTCTGCTAAATGAGATGTAGCTTTAGTAAACAACTCTTCGTGCTTATGATCATGCAAGTCTTGCTCACATGCATGACATTTCTTTCCATCTAATGCTGCTAACTCAGATGTATATTTTTTTACACTACGTTCTGCTTGTGCAGTAGCACTTTCTAATGTAGCTTTTTCTTTGTTAAGACTCTTAATTTTAGCAGTATAATCTAAATATTTTTTAAGTTCAGCATGAGCAGTAATCTCTGCTTCAATATCTACACTTTCTAATTCGATAATAGCCCGTCCAATTTTTTCTAAATCGGTTTCTTGTTGGACGTTCCAAGCAGTTTGTCTAGTGAGTAAACTGTCAATACTTAATTGAATTTTTTCATTGCTTTTCTTAGTTGCTTCAATATTTGCACTTTCTTGCAAAATATTATCTTTAGTTTGTCTAATAAGTTCTTTTAATGTGTCTGCTTTTTCAGAAAGTAGTGTAATGCCCAGCAACTGTTCAATAATAACTCGCTGATCTGCCGCCCGCATACTTAGAAACGGTTCTGTATAAGTGTTAAGTGCAACAATATGTTTAAACATATCATGACTCATGCCCAACAAATCGTCTAAGTCCTTTTGTGTTTCACGCATGTCGCCTTGAGCATCATCTGTTTCTTCAGTAGTTTGCTCTTCGTCGTTGACATAGAACTTCATTAATGTAGGTTTACGCCCACGTTCAATGCGATAACTTTGTCCGTCTTTATCAAAAGACAACGTAACTAACATATTCTTATTGTTAATTTTGTTAATTAGGTTATCTTTTTTAATATTTGTTAAAGCATTGCCGAATAGTGCAAAACTTAATGCATTGACAATTGTTGTTTTGCCAGTTCCGTTTCGTGATCCGCTGTCATCTCCACCTTGATCTAAGTTTTCTCCCAGCACAAGTGTTAAGTTTTCTTTACTAAAATCAACAGCCTGAGTTTGATTACCTACACTCATGAAGTTTTTTACTGTTAAATCTTTTATCTTGATCATAGGCTATTATAAATTGCTAGTAACGTGTTCTTATTATACGTGTCGGAGTCGATGTTTACAAGTTGACTGGACACAATCTGATCAACTGACTCGAACGACTGGATATCAATATTAGTATTAATTTCAGTTTCTTTCTTTTCGGCAATTAACGTTAACTCTCGAATGTTATAATCTGAAATGAATTTTTCTTTAATAAAACTAGCTTCTTCGTAGCTAATATCAATATCTAGTGTAACACGTAAGTGTTGCTTAGGCAATATCAACGTATCTGCTTCGTCGATTAATCGGCTAAGTGTAACTGTGCGGAATGTAGGTTGCCCAGGCCAAGAATGATATTCTGGTGTGCCGTCCCACTCTAAAATCATCATGCCACGTTCGTCATCCCATGCATCTGCATAGTTGTGTGGAAAAGCATTGCCAATATAAATCATATTTTGACGTTGCTGACGTTTATGAAAGTGTCCGCTAAATCCTAACTCATAATTTTGAAAGCTATCGAGTTGGATTTCACCGTGATCCGGCATTTGCACCATGGCGTTCATAAAGAAGCTAGGTAACTCGAAGTGTCCAAAGATATACTTGCCACCATTCTTACCTATTGATCGCCATTCGTCCCCAACGAGCCAAGGACATAAAGTAACGTCACCAATAGTAGTGGGCTCGTGTACCACAGTGATGCCAGGAATATACTTTCCGAATTCAACGCTGTGGATGTCCCGCTTATCTTTGTAGTAAAGATCATGATTACCAGGAAAGAAATAAAACTTATCGAAAGCCTGTCCCAGTTTCTCAAGGGCTCTAAGGCTATAGTCCATAGTAGTAATATTAAGACTGTTGCGATTGTGATGCCAATCGCCCATAAAAATTCCAGTGTCACACCCTTCCTCCTTGGCTTTAGCAATGTACCAGTCTACAAATTCTTCGCAGTCTTGATTATGTACACTACTATTTGATTTTAAACCAAAGTGTATGTCTGTAAAACAGGCTACTTTTTTAAATAAATTACTCACTAGGCCCCTCACTTTCTGCCGCGTGGCGTTTCAGTGCAGCTTCATGCTCGCCCTGACCAGTTCGACTATAACTCGGATTCATACCATTCATTTCTAAAATGTCATCTCGAATATTTTGATTGCGTTTTTCGAGGTTAATTACACGGACAAAACTATTTGTAACTGCCGCAGTAAAATAAGCAAACGGATTATCCGATTTACTTTCATCAAATTGCAAACCAATTTGTGTTAACTGTAGTATAGCTTGCCCTTTCATTTCGTCATTATATGTGTAGCCGCGAACGTTGCCGCGAGTAGCATACCTCTCGCATAATTTTAACATCATTCTTGCTAATGTTGGAGTAATTTGGCCAGCATCTTTGTCAAATTTACCTTTAATCAAATCACCCTTCCAGTGACTCTTGCCCACACAAATTAATTCATCAGCATCGTTAAATTTAAAATGTTGAAAAGGTGGAAAGTTAACTTTATCTCTATGATCTGCTAGGCTTTTAGGATTCTTTTTGCGAGTCCCGTTAAGCGGAATATGATCAAACGTCATGATTCTAAAGACTAAATCTGTCTTGGCAATCTTCTTATAGTCCACTTCGCAGTCGGCTTGCTTGACTTTTTCACCGGCTTTTTTACGAGTAGAATAATCCAAATCTCCTATTCTTTTAGCCTGATTCCTTTTAGCTTCTGCTACTGTACGTATGTTTATTTTGTCTAAACTTGGCAAAATAATGTCATATTGATGATACTTTGGATCAGTAAAACTACAGTATGAGCTTTTGCTCCGATGTATTTCGAGCAACATATCTTTGTTGTTGAGGTAATTAACCTTGGGTGTCTTTGGTATTAATGTCATTAATTCTATTCTCCGGATGTTATATTATAAACTATGTACATAATAAAAGCAAATAAATACTTGCCAAAGAGGAAATTATTATGACAGGTATTATCACCACATTGGGCAACGTATCAAATACAGTGAGCACAGTAAGCGGCGCTGTTGGTGCGCTTGGCGACCTTAGTGCAGGACGATTGGGATTGGCTGGACTAACGGCTGGTGCAGAAGCAGGGCTCGACATTATCAATGCATTATCCTCTTTCAGTGACGACAACAACAGTAACGATTGGCGTGTTAGGTTAAGTATTCCAAAGTGGAATAGCTTTAGAAGTAGTCCCGTTTTAGCCCCTCTTAAAGAAGCTGGCGGATTAGTATTCCCATATACTCCTGACATTACACTAAGTAGCAGTGCAAAGTATAGTCCTGTTGCCCCCGTACACAATAATTATCCGTTCCAGGCATACGAAGGTAGTAATCCCGGAACTATTCAAATTACAGCGCCGATGAACGTTGAAGATAAAACACAGGCACTATATTGGATCGCTGCATTGCACTATTGTCGTTCAGTTACAAAAATGTTTACGGGATTTGATGCCCGAGCCGGTAACCCCCCTCCTATTGTGTTTCTTAATGGCTATGGAAATTATGTTTTTAAAAATATCCCTGTAGCAATTACGCAGTTCCAATTACAATTACAAAAAGATTGTGATTATATTGGTTGCGATGTTCGAGGTACAACAATGGGAGAAATAGCTGATATTGCAGATGCAGTAGGGGGCTTATCAGGAGCATTAGGTAGTGCAATTCCTGAGTTAGGTGCAATTACATCAGCAGTATCTAGTGTTGCCGAACTTGCATCAACGGTTACAAGTTTTGCAGCAGCCGCAGGCGTTGGCGGTTCTACCGCAGCAGGCACAGCCTATGTGCCAACAAAAAGTACATTTACAATTACACTAGTACCAATGTACAGCAGAACTAGTGTTCGTAAGTTTAGTTTAGATAGATTTGTATCTGGAGGTTATACTTCGGATTCTTTTGGATACGTATAATATGACAGCACAATATAACACTTCAAGCCCGTGGGCCAACACTGTAATTACTAACGACTATTTAGATGTACTGTCAATCAGACCTGTAAGCTCAGAACCCGACGATATATTATATACTATTAAAGCACCACATCATCAACGCCCAGATTTGCTAGCATATGACTTATATGGCGATTCGAATCTGTGGTGGGTATTTGTTCAGCGTAATATGGATGTACTACAAGACCCAATATTTGATTTTACCGTAGGTACAAAAATATATCTACCTAAAAATTCAAGCCTCCGATCAGTATTAGGAATATAATATGGCAGATTTAGGTTCGGTTACTAATTTAGTTAATAGTGCCAAAGACACAGTAAGCAGTTTTACTCAAGGCGGCCCAGTCGCTGGCCTTACGGGTATACTTGATTCTGTTAACGGCGCAATTAGCGGTATCAGCGGAAGCATTGGTAATATATTAAGTGGCGGATTAAATTTAATTCCATCGCCCTATAAACTACCAATGCCTAATCCATTAAACGATTTTGCAACTTATGATTATATTATAAGCATGGGATGCTTAACTCCTGCTGATTACAATTTTCCAGATACTTCATATTTGGCAGGTAAACTTCCTCCGTTGATTTTTAAAGGCGGTAGTGCTAGTCCTGGAAACAGGATTACAACTAAAGCTGGAAAGTTTGATTTCTTTTGTTCTGATCTAGTAATTACAGGGCAATACGGATTTGAAAAAAGCACAGGTAACACTAACAGTACAAATCTTGATTTTACCATTGTTGAACCATATAGCATGGGCCAGTTTATGATTGCTATCCAACAAGCTGCATATCAAGCAGGATACCGAAACTTTAATGAAGCCCCATATTTGCTAATGGTAGAATTTCGTGGACAAGATCAAACAGGAAATTTTAAAGCAATACAAAATACAAAAAAATACATTCCTTTTAACTTTAACACTATGAGCGTTAAAGTATCAAACGGTGGCAGTGTGTATACTTGCAAAGGCGTTCCGGCAAACGCACAATCTTTAGCAGATTCTGTTAGAAATTTAAAAAGTGATATTACAATTAAAGGTAGAACTGTACAAGAAATTTTACAAACTGGAGAAAACAGTTTACAAGCTGCATTAAATGCTAGACAAACACAACAAAAAAATCAAAAAATAGTTACAGTTCCAGACGAAGTAGTAATTATATTTCCAACAAATATATCAAGCGCCCCAGTGTCGGGTGCTGCATTATCAACTAGTGCAGTTAAAGAAGATGACACAACATCTACTTTAAATATTGATGCTAGTATTAATGATCCTAAAGTATTTGCCAAATTAGGTGTTTCAAGAAGTAGTATCAACAAGACACTGGTACAAGGCGACGGCATATGTAATGCTATAGGAAAAGCTAAGTTAGGATACGATGAGACTAGACCGCAAAGTCAATCGTTTAATGCTGTTAATAACACCTTTGATGAAAAAGGTAATCAAATTCGTGCAGAAGTCAACGCACCTCCTGCAGGATTTGTTGATTTTAAATTTTCTCAAAACAGCGATATAGTTAATGCAATAAATCAAGTATTGCTTAAAAGTGATGTTGCTAAAGCTGCTCTTGATCCTTCGCAGATAAGCAAAGAAGGCATGCGTCCATGGTGGAGAATAGATGTGCAAACATATTATATTCCTACCAAAGCAAACTTAACACAAACTGGCACAATGCCAAAGTTACACGTTTATAGAGTGGTCCCGTACCAAGTGCATGCCAGCAGAATGGCACCTCCTAATGCAGCAATTCCGGGTATTGCTCAATTAAAAAAACAATGTGCAAAAGTGTACGATTATATCTATACAGGTAATAATACTCAAGTATTAAAGTTTGATATTGATATTTCAAATACATTTTATCAAGTATTTTCTGCAGACAACTATAATCTAGGTGAGGTAGCAGAAGCTAGTAAAGATGCAGGCGTAGAAAATAACTCTGCCGGATCAAATGACAAAGTTGCTTTGATTCCCCCAACCGGCGGCCAACCTGTCACAGGTGCGTTGCCAGGCCAAGCAAAAAACGTTGCAACTGGATCGTCAACACAAAGCCGAGGCGGTTCAAAGGGCGAAGATGCGGCAACTAGAGCAGCTAGATTATTTCACGATGCAATGATAACTGGCATGGACATGATGAATATTACAATTGACATTGTTGGCGATCCTTATTACATTGCCAACAGCGGATCTGGTAATTATACAGCTGATCAAACATCGGCTATCAACGTAACTAAAGATAAAAATATTAATTACCAAAACGGTGAAGCAGACATTATTATCAATTTTAGGACCCCAGCTGATATTAATCAAAATACTGGATTCTACGATATGAAGAATACCCTGCTAAACAAAATGTTTAGTGGATTATATAAATTAACAACAATTACTAGTACATTTAAAGGCGGAAAGTTTACACAAACATTAGTTGGAAATAGACGCCAAGGACAAGACAGCGATCTACCGGCAAACGCTAATAAGCTAGTAACTTCTAAAGCTCAACTGACTAATGCAGCTCCAGCAGCAGCAGCATCTGAAAGTTATGCAACAAACGAACGTGGTGAAGGGCTAGTATGATTAGTCTAAACTACTCACCCATAAAGGATAAGAATGGCCAATGAAGATATAAACAGCGGCGCTGGCGAAGCACTACCTGCGTATCCCTGTCTTGCAAGAATTGTAAGCCATGTTGATCCGTCATACATGGGTGTATTAGAAGTTTCTCTAATACGTCCAGGTGCAGGTAATACTGATTCAGCAACACAGATACAACAAGTAGAAATGATGTCGTCATTTTTTGGCAGTACCGGATTTGACTACACTGCCGAAGATCCTAACGATTATAATAATACACAAAAAAGTTACGGTATGTGGTTTTGCCCACCAGACGTAGGAACAACTGTGTTGGTTATATTCATTAACGGTGACCCTAGTAAAGGTTATTGGATTGGGTGTGTCCCAGATGCGTATATGAATTTTAGTGTGCCGGGTTTGGCGGCAACAGAAGCGTTTGTTGAAGGTGACGCTGACGATTATGAAAGTAAACCAACTAGACTGCCTGTTGCTGAATACAATAAATCAATAACTGAAAACAATACAACTGGTAGTCAAACAAAATTAAAAAAACCTAAACATTTAATTGCTGATGTGCTTGAAGCGCAGGGATTAATGTTAGACGATATTCGAGGAATTACTAGTAGTAGTGCTCGCCGCGAAGCTCCTAGCATGGTATTTGGAATATCTACTCCTGGCCCTGTAGACAAACGCCCGGGGGCTAAAAAAGGAGCAGTTGGACAACTTGAAAGTCAGTTTCCTAATGCATTTGTAAGCCGTCTTGGCGGAACTACATTTGTTATGGATGACGGTGACGCTGCGTTTCAACGTAAAAAGAAACCTGGTGGCGGTCCAGAGGCAGATCCGGGCGGTCCTGAGTATGCAAGCGTTGAAAATGAAGAAGAAGGATTACCAGACATTCCCCATAACGAATTGTTTAGAGTTCGAACACGTACCGGGCATCAGATATTGATGCACAATAGCGAAGACTTAATTTATATTACTAACTCTCGTGGCACTAGCTGGATAGAATTTACTAGTGATGGAAAAATTGACATCTATGCTCAAGATAGTATTAACATTCACACTGAAAAAGATCTTAATTTTTTTGCAGAACGTGACGTTAACATTGAAGCTGGCAGAAACTTTAATACAAAAGTAGGCACAAATGTTTTAAAAGACGACTTAGGTGAAGGCTTTGGAGAAATGCACACTCATGTATTAGGTAATCAAGTGTTAATTGTTGAAAAGAATTTATTAGAAAATGTGCAAAAAGATGTATTTAAAACTTATGAAGGTAAATTTAAACATCGAATTGTAGGAGATATGAACGTAACATTAGACGCAAATCTTAATGTTACAGTAGTTGGTGATCATAATCAGAACACAGTTGGTAAGAGTAGATTTACAGGTTTTGCCGGAGTTGAAATTTATAGCGGTGCTGATACAATTATTAACTCTGTAGGATTACACACATTTTCTTCAGGCGGAATAACTGATATCACATCAGCAGGCACAAACATTGACGGCGGAGAGATTCATTTAAATTCTGGCAATGCTGTTGCTGCTGAAACAGAAACAGCGCCAATTGCAGTTAAAATTGAAAATACAGAATATCCTAGAAGATTAGTGACCCATGCTACTCCTAGGCATGCTCCGGTTGATACTACTAAAGATGAAAATGCAGAAAAAGAAGAAGATTACTTTAGATCAATTATGCGAAGGATTCCAACAGCAGAACCATACCCACAGCATGAAAACTTAGATCCTATAGCATACTATAACGATAAAACAGATCGAGATATAGATGGAAGATATGCTGAATATGTGTTTAAGTCTAAACAACTTGCTTCTGAACCAGGCACCGGTGATATGGCAATTGCAAAGGATGTAATTGCAATTGATGTAACAGATATTGATAAACCGCAAGACAAGTCTACGTCTGATACAATCTCTACCTCGGCTGAGCTGTGGAAGACTTACTCAACGTTATCAGACACATTTAACCCAACAAAGCCTACCAACGGGGAATAACTAGGATACCATTATGAGCTCAAATTCAAATTTATATGACAAGATTAAATTACCTGCGGTACGGACGTTAGATAACACTAGCTCTAAAATTTACAAAGGGTTTAGTACAGTCAACAGATCATCTGAAAACTTTAGTCTGTTTGATTTTGAATTAATTAAACAAGACATTATTAATCATTTCCATGTACGTCAGGGTGAAAAATTAATGGATCCTTTATTTGGTACTATCATATGGGATATGTTATATGAACCGTTGACTGATGAAGTCAAGTATGTAATTACAGAAAACGTTAATACTATTATTAATTACGATCCAAGAGTTATAGCATCAAGGGTTACAGTAACCTCTTACGAAAGCGGAATACAAATAGAATGTATATTAACATACCGCCTGTATAACATCCAACAAGAGCTACAATTGCGATTCGATCAAAATAACGGATTGCTAGTAGCTTAAAATACCCACTTAATTATATTCGATAAATATCGTTATATAGGATAAATCATGAGTGTAACAACTAGACAAAACAGACTATTAGTCTCTGAAGACTGGAAAAAAGTTTATCAGTCATTCCGTAATGCAGACTTTCAAAGCTACGATTTTGAAAATCTTCGCCGTACTATGATTGATTACATTCGTACAAATTATCCTGAAGATTTTAACGATTATATTGAATCAAGCGAATACCTTGCCCTAATCGACCTTATTGCGTTCTTGGGCCAAAGCATAGCTTTCCGTATTGATTTAAATGCTCGTGAAAACTTTTTAGAGCTTGCAGATCGTCGAGAAAGTGTGCTTCGATTAGCCCGTATGATTAGCTATAATGCTAAACGTAACATTGCTAGTCGTGGCTTATTAAAGTTTACTACAATATCTACAACAGAAAGTGTTGTTGACAGTAATGGTAGAAACTTATCGGGACAAACTATTACTTGGAACGATCCAAGTAATGCTAACTGGTACGATCAATTTATTAAAGTTGTTAATGCGGCATTACCTAGCACACAGCAATTTGGTAGACCCGCAGACAGTGCTTCAATATACGGAATACCAACAGAGCAATATAGATTCAACAGTGCTAACGCTGATGTACCTGTTTTTGCATTTACAAAGACAGTAAACGGCCGATCAATGAATTTTGAAATTACTAGCACAACTTTTAACGGCGAGTCTTTCATTTACGAAGAAGCTCCAAAAATTGGAAATAAACTTGCATTTGTTTATCGTGATGACGGCAGAGGATTAGGAAGTAGTGCAAGCGGGTTCTTTTTAAACTTTGTTCAGGGCACACTAAACACTGGATCGTTTACCATTGCTCAACCTAGTAGTAACGAGTCAATTGATATTGATTCTGTTAATATTAACAATACTGATGTATGGTTATATAAACTAGATGCTAACGGAGTTGAAAATACTGCGTGGACTCAAGTGTCTAATTTTGAAGGAAACAACATTATCTATAACAGCGTTAAAAAAGATATTAGAGACATATATGCTGTTGTAACTCGTGCAGGCGATAGAATTAGTTTACAGTTTAGTGATGGCACATTTGGTAATTTACCGTTAGGATCATTTAGAACTTACTATCGTATTAGTAATGGATTAGAATATACTATTAATCCTAAAGAAATTAAAAACGTTGCTATCAACGTAGATTATTTTTCAGCCCAAGGGCAACTGCATACATTAACAATTACTACAGCACTTGCATCTTCTGTTTCTAATTCAGCTACAACTGAAAGCAATGCTAGTATTAAAGCCAATGCTCCTGCAACTTACTATACACAAAATAGAATGGTTACCGGCGAGGATTATAATATTAGTCCGTTGTCTGTTAACACACAAGTTGCAAAAGTAAAAGCAGTTAATAGGACTAGCTCTGGTATTAGCAGATATTTTGATTTAGCTGATGCTACAGGCAAGTATAGTTCTACTAATATGTTTGCTAGTGACGGTGTATTGTATACTGAAGAATATAACGGACAGTTAAGATTTTCCTACAACAATAAAACTGATATTGACGGCATTATCTACAATGATATTTTTAACATTATTAAGAAAGATAATTTAAGAAATTTATATTATTCAAAATTTGTTAACTATATTACTGTAAGTCTTAATATTGCATGGAATAACGTAACATCAGATTTAAACACATCTAGCGGTTATGTTGGCGACGCAGTAACTTCAGCCATTTATAAAGTTGGTAAAAATTATGCTATTACAGATTTAAAATATTTTAATCCTGGTGCATTAATTAAATTTACTGCTCCAGCCGGAAAATATTTTGACACTTTAGACTCTAATAAATTAATCACTACACCGGTATCAGGATTGCCTTCAGGTGCAACAACATCAATATGGGCTGAGGTGGTTAGCATTGTAGATGACGGAACTGCGGTAGGTAATGGTATATTAGCAACTGGCTTTGGCCCTATTGTTTTAAACCAGACAGTTCCTTCACTGAGCATTATTACACAAATTATTCCTAAGTGGAGAACAGTAATAGATACCAGCGTTATTACTACAATGATTGATTTAATTGCTAGTAATAAACCTTTTGGATTACGATATAATGCAACTGACCAACAGTGGCAAATTGTGTTTGAACCAAACATTAATTCTATAGATAAATTTAGTCTAGCAAAACAAGGCGATATTTCGGGTAAAAAACAAGATGCTAGTTGGCTATTATTGTTTACAACTGATAATGAATTTTATACAGTGACTAGTAGAGAACAGCGTTACATATTTGAAAGTGATACTGAAATTAGATTTTTCTATGATTCTTCTGCTACAATTTACGATAGCAGAAGCAATTCTATTATTAAAGACTCTATTAAGGTATTAAGTGTTAATTCCGATCCAGCTAGTGCAAACGGAACTCTTCCTTTTACTATTGATCAAGCGTGGGAAATTGTTTCTGAATATAGCGGCTTAGACGGTTACGTTGATAATAAAAAGATTGTTGTTACATTTGCAGATTCTGATAATAACGGTGTCGTTGACAATCCAGAATTATTCAATAATATTGTTATGCCTAATCCGGCAGATTGGAAAAAATATATCCTACAAGAAAAATACACAATAAGTCAAGGGCAGGATGATTACAGGTATGTTGCCAATCCTAACAACAGCGTTGTTACTATTGTAGCTACTAAAAATTTAGCAACTAACATTACACCTGGTCGATATTATTATATTGTAGACACGGACACGGTAGTTAAAGCTAATGCTATTAATGCGTTAATTCCAACGTTAGATTACAAAGTATTTCAGGGTAGAGATGCATTAAAATTCCAGTATCAGCATAGTGCAGATTATAATTCTAGGATTGATCCTAGCCCAAGCAACATCATTGATGTATTTGTACTAACAAAAGGGTATGACACATTATTCCGTCAGTGGGTTGATGGCGCTCCTATTAATAAGCCACTGCCACCGAGCTCTGCAGAACTATATGATGTAATATCGCCTAATTTGAATTTAATTAAAACTATTTCTGATGAAGTAATTTACCATCCTATAAGTTATAAAATATTATTTGGCACTATTGCAGATGCAGACTTACAAGCGTCATTTAAAATTGTTAAAAATTCTTCGCAAGTAGTATCAGACAACGATATTAAGGTCCGAGCAATAACTGCAATTAATCAATTTTTTGCTTTAGAAAATTGGGACTTTGGTGATACATTTTATTTTACAGAATTAGCAACATACGTTACAACTCAATTAAGTCCTGACATTTCTAATTTTGTAATTGTCCCTAGACAAACAGGACTAAATTTTGGTAGTCTATTTGAAATTAAAGCAGCAAGTGATCAATTGTTTATCAACGGAGCAACAGTTAATGACATTGAAATTATACCTAGCATTACCCCAAGTTTGATCAAATCAATCACAGGCACACCTGCAACCGCAGTAAACCTAACACAACAAAACGTAACAAGTTCAAAGTACGGAGCAACGAATGGCTGATAGTGTTAACCCAACCGGCAATAAAACAGGAGCATCGTCTGAGTTCCTACCTAAATTTTATCAAACAGATGCAAACAAAAAGTTCCTTACAGCAACTCTTGATCAATTAACACAACCGGGTACTGTTAAAAAAATTAACGGGTACATTGGCCGCGAAAATGCTAAAGCAACAACTGGTGATGATCTGTTTATATCCGCATCCGACAAGGTGCGTCAGCATTATCAGTTAGAGCCGGGTATTGTTATTAAAGATGAAATTGGCAACACTACATACTTTAAAGATTATATTGATTATATTAATCAATTAGGTGTATTTGGGGCAAATACATCCAACCATAGCCGTTTAAATTTACAAGAATTTTATTCATGGGATCCGCACATTAACTGGGATAAAATTGTAAATTTTCAAAATTACTATTGGATTCCGTCGGGCCCTGACTCGATTAAAATTTACGGCCAACAAACCAAGGTTGAAAGCACTTACCAGATAAACATCCAACCAGAGCGTAATAATAACACTTACATATTCTCTCCAGGCGGCCCAGTACAAAATCCTACAATTAAGTTATATCGCGGCCAAACATACAAGTTTGAAGTTAACAGCCCCGGCAACCCATTCACTATTAAAACTGGTCGATCTTCTGGAAATAGTGATGTATACACAACCGGTGTTGTATATGCTAGTACCGTTTCTTCTAATTTAAATTCTGTAGAAACTGGTACAATTACCTTTACAGTGCCGTATACTTCTCCAGATTTATTATTTTATGTTAGTACAACTGACGTTGATTTAGGTGGTGTTTTTGAAATTGCATCTATAGAAGATAACACTAGCATTAATGTAGAAACTGATTTACTAGGCAAAAAGACATACGTGCTACCAGACGGTACTAGATTAAGCAACGGCATGAAAGTTCAGTTTATTGGTAATGTAACTCCTGAAATTTATTCTTCAGGACTATATTATGTTGAAGGTGTTGGAGATTCTATTCAACTAATTAACGAAAAAGTTTTACAGTTAATTAGTCCATACACTACTGACGAATCTGTGCTATTTGACACAACCCCGTTTGACAGTATGCCGTTTGAAGATGCTAGTTCATTTGCAGGAACACCCGATTATATTGTTATAAATCGAGGTAGTAACGACTACAATCCGTGGAGCAGATACAATCGTTGGTTCCATAAAGATGTTATCGAATCAAGCGCCAGGTACAATAATAAAACAGTATCGTTAGATCAATCTGCTAGAGCAGTTCGACCAATTATTGAATTTAATAAAAATCTAAAATTATTTAATTTTGGAGTAACCGCAGTCGATGATATTGATTTAATAGACACTTTTACAAAAGATGTATTTTCAACAATTGAAGGATCATTAGGATATAATATTGATAATATTCCAGTAGCTCAAGGCCAGCGTATTTTATTCACGGCAGATAATGACATTCTTGTTAAGAATAGAATTTATAGAGTTGAGTTTTTAAATCTAAACGGCTTTAGACAAATTCACTTAGAACCAGTATCTGATCCTGTGTTGGGTCAAGTAGCATTAGTAAAGAAGGGTGCTAAGAATCAAGGGCTAATGTACTGGTACACTGGTACAGAATGGAATATTGCCCAACAGAAAACAACGTTAAATCAACCTCCACTATTTGATGTGTTTGATAGCAACGGAAATAGTTTTGGAAATACTTCAGTATATGACGGATCGACATTCACTGGTACAAAAATATTTTCGTATAAAGTAGGGACTGGAACTGTTGATAAGAATTTAGGTTTTGCACTATCCTACAAGAATATTGCTAATATTGGTGATATTGTTTTTGATTTTAATCTTGCAACAGATAGTTTTATATACAAATCAGTTTCTACTACCTTAACACAAAAAATTGATGTTGGGTACTTGCTTAACACATTAGACAACTCGTATATTAACGGCTGGCAACAGTGTCGAGTAACTACATACCAACCTGCAATTAGAATTTATAAGAATTCTAATTTAACAAATAATTTTAATATTGATATATTTGACGATGTTAATAATTTAAATGATTTAGTTGTTAAAGTCTACGTTAATGGAATTCGACTAGATGAATCTAGTTGGACAATTGCTACAGGTGCAGTTTATAAAACAGTTGTTCTTAATACTGACATTGCACTAACTGATGTACTAACAATAAAAGCATTTGCATCACAACCGGTTAATGCTACTGGTTATTATGAAATTCCTATTAATCTACAAAATAATCCGTTAAATGGTAATATTGAATATTTTACACTCGGCGAAGTAATTGATCACGTAGGGTCAATTATTGATAATATACCTGAGTCGTTTGAAGTATCTGAAGAATTTAGTAATACACAAACTATTACGGATCAAACATATGATCCAGATCATGAAAACATTCGAGACTTAGGAAATGTTACACCATTTGGTACACGGTTTGTTCAACACAGCGGCCCTGCAAGTTTAAGTTTGTATCATATTACATCTGAAAATAATGTTGTAAGGGCAATTGAAGAATCTAGAGATGCTTACGGTAGATTTAAGAAAAATTTTATTTCAGTTGCTGATAGATTAGGAATTGATACAGATCCAGTGACATATGTAGATTTAATCTTACAAACTCTTAATAAAGATACGCCGGTTACTAGCCCATACTATTTTAGTGACATGGTGCCGTATGCGGCTAACTTAAAAAATAGTTATACTGTTGTTGACTATCGAATTAAAACTTATCCGTTGACTAGTGTTTTTAGTTTAGATAACCTATCAACCACTGCGGTGTTAGTTTACTTAAATGAAACACAATTATTATTTGGAAAAGATTATTCTTTTGATACACAGGGATTTGTAGTTATTTCTGCAACCTTGCAAAATGACGATGTATTAACGATCTATGAATATGAAAATACAAACGGATCCTTCGTACCGCCAACTCCTACTAAGTTAGGAATTTGGCCAAAATACGAACCTATGATTTACGAAGATACTGCCCTAGTAACACCTCGTATGATGATACAAGGACACGATGGCAGTCAAATTTTAGCATACGGTGATTATCGAGATGATATTATTTTAGAGTTAGAAAAGCGAATTTTTAATAATATTAAAGTACAATACGATAGTGATATTTTTGATATATTGGATATCATTCCCGGATATAACAGAACAACTCAATATAGCCTTACTGAATTTAATGAGGTACTTTCGCCTAGTTTTTACAAGTGGACTAGTTTAATTGATCGTGATTTTACTAAACCGTTAAGCTATGATAGATCAAATTCTTTAACATTTAATTATAACGGACTTGCCTCCCCGGATGGTCGAGAAGTTCCTGGTTATTGGAGGGGAGTCTATCGTTGGATGTTTGATACTGACCGCCCGCATTCTCATCCTTGGGAGATGCTAGGGTTTACAATTGAACCAGCCTGGTGGACTACAGTGTATGGCGCCGCCCCATTTACTAGTGAAAATAAAGTAATGTGGCAAGACATTGCGACAGGTACTATCCGTGAGCCAAATAAACCAGCAACAATAAATGCTAAGTTTGCCCGTCCTTTTATCATGGATCATATTCCTGCAGACAGTGACGGCAACCTAGTAAGTCCTATTTTATCAGGATTGGCTATTGGTATTATTACGCAATCTGCTACAGGTGATTTTGTGTTTGGCGATGTAAGCCCTGTAGAAGCAGCATGGAGAAGAAGCAGTTATTATCCTTTTAGCGTATTATTAGCATCGATGCTAATGCATCCTGCTAAAACATTTGGTACATTATTAGACAGATCGCAAGTTATTCGTAATCTTGCAGGACAACTAATCTACAAAGATACTGGATTAAGGATAACACCGTCTGACATTATTTTACCAAACATATATTCTAGCACTACTAAAACACTTACTTCTGGTATTATTAATTACATTGTTGACTACATTTTAAGTGACAATTTAAAATCTTATACTGCTTACAAGTACGAGTTGGAAAACATGTCGGCTAAATTAACACATCGCATTGGTGGGTTTACTAGCAAAGAAAAATTTAATTTATTATTAGATAGTAAAACTCCACTAAGTCAAGGAAGTGTGTTTGTACCGCAAGAAGATTATGACATTATTCTTAACAGTTCAAGCCCCGTCAAGAAGATCACGTATAGCGGTATTATTATTACTAAATTACCAGATGGATTTGAAGTTAAGGGTTACAGCAGGACAACCCCGTACTTTAAATACTACGGCTGGACTCAGTCTGGTATTACTATAAACGTTGGTGGCATCTCAGAATCTTTTATGATTTGGTCAACAAACTCTAGATATGCCGCAGGTAAAATTGTTAGGTTTGAAAATAGCTTTTATAGAACTAGATCGCTACACACTACTACTACAGAATTTAATCCTCAGTATTATGAAAAATTATCACGTTTACCAGTTGTTGGCGGAGCTGATGGCATTTTAAGAAAGGCGTGGGATAGAGACACTACTATTACTGTTCCGTATGGAACAAAGTTTTCTTCTATACAAGAAGTTGTAGATTTTATTTTAGGATACGCAGAGTATCTAAAAGACTTAGGTTTTGTATTTGACGAATACAGCACAACTCAAGGTGCAATGTATAATTGGGACACTAGTGTTAAAGAATTCTTATTCTGGACTACACAAAATTGGTCTACTGGTGAGGATAAGTGGGCTGATTGGTTGCCTAACCAATCGTTCTTGTTCGGTGATATTGTTCGATACAACGGTGACTACTATAGTGCTATTACTGCAATAGCACCAAGTGCTACGTTTGATTTTGAAAAGTTTGTTAAACTTGAGGGTCTTAGTACAGTAGGTAGTTCTGTGATCTCATTAAGCCCTGCCGCTACTAAACTAACATTTGTTGCACCTTTAGCAGTTGCTGATGACATTCGAAATCCGTTTAACGGCTATGATATTTTTAAAGTTGATGGTACTCCACTTACTCCTAACTTTTTAAATTCCTTTAGAGACACTAACTCAGTAAGTTATATTCCTACAGGTCCAGACGGAATTTTTGGAGCAAGTTTTTATCTTGTACAAAAAGAACAAGTTATTATTATTAATAATACTACAATGTTTAACGACACTATCTATAATGCAGAAAGTGGATATAGACAAGAACGTATAAAAGTTGCCGGATATGTTAGTACAAATTGGAATGGCTCGTTTGATGTGCCTGGATTTATATTTGATCAAGCAACTATACAGTTATGGGAACAATGGAAGGACTATAATTTAGGTGACATTGTAAAATATAAAGAATTTTATTACAGTGCAAAAACTTTCTTACCAGGCGTAGAACTGTTTAATAATTCCGACTGGGCAAAACTTAAGGAAAAACCAACTGCATCGCTAATACCTAATTGGAATTATAAAGCAACGCAATTTGCAGATTTTTACAGTTTAGATAGTGATAATTTTGATAACAATCAACAACAGGTTGCTCAGCATTTGATAGGATATCAAAAGCGTCAATATTTGTCTAATATTATTCAAGACGATGTTAGCGAATTTAAGTTTTATCAAGGAATGATTATTGAGAAAGGAACACAAAATGTTCTTAATAAGTTGTTTGATGTATTAAGTGCAGATGGCAAAGACAGCATCGATTTCTACGAAGAATGGGCGTTCCGAACAGGTCAATACGGCGCTAGTGGTGCGTTTGAAAATATTGAATTTGTTTTGGATGAGGCTGAATTTAAAAACAATCCTCAAGGTTTTGAACTTGTTAATCGTATTGATAACACTATTGCAGATTTTATTATTAGGAAAACAGCCAACGACATTTATGTAAAACCTATTGGTTATAATAATACTCCATGGCCGATTATAAAAAATTATAAGCCTTATCTAAGAACTCCTGGTTATGTTCGTCCTGATCAAGTAAAACTTGTATTATCATCAATTGATGATATTCTTACCCAAGACATATCTACTTTTGTTGAAGGCGATGCTGTCTGGTGCGGATTTGATAATAACAACTGGGCAGATTATAAAGGGTGGAATGTTTATAGATATACTGATTTATCTATTGATATTACTGATGTAAAGTACACTGCTTCAACTAAAGAGTTAAAGCTAACTACAACAGTTAGCATACCATTGCCAGTAGGATCGTATATTGGTATTACTCAAGCATCTCCAATTAACGGATTTTATAAAATTAAATCTATTAGTTCAAATGTTATAACAGTATCTGTTCCTACTACCTTTACGCCACCAGCTGATCCATTTACTGGCCTGGACAGTATAATTGTGTTAGCATTGAAATCACAACGTGCTGCGTCTATTGATGTAATAGATTCAGTAGTTGGAACATCTACTAAACCTGGTGATTACATATGGACAGACAATATTGGATCAAACAAATGGGGAACATGGAACTATAATCCTGTTTATACCGCATCAGAGATTAATTCAACATCACCTATATTAGATTCTGCTCGAGGCCGAGGTATTGTTCTCAATAGTACAAGCACTCTTGTTGCCATAACAAACGGATTAGGTGAAATAGAAATTTATGATAGGGCAAGCATTAATTCTCGCTGGACTGAACGCGATACAATAATTAAACCATTTATTACCATTGAGCCGTTTGGTGTAGCAAAGCCAAACTATCGAGGTGATATAATTGCTATGTCTAATGACGGTACTTGGTTAGTAACCGGTATTCCATTAGCTGAAAATGTGTGTACCAACTATGTTGGCGACTGGGTTTCAGGAACTTCGTATGCACTAGGAAAAATTGTCAAACATAATTCTTTATTTTATCAAGTAAGAACTCCGACAATAAATTCTCTTACAGATATAATACCTCCTACAGCTAATGTAACACAATGGAAAAAAATATTATACGTTCCGGTTGATTCAACAGGACAAAATTCAACCCTTGTGGGCCAAGGAGTCGTGTCAATTTATAAGAAAGACACAAATAATATTTTTACTTTAGTTGATACTATTATTAGTCCGTCGCCAAGTTCAAATGAAAATTTTGGATCAAGCGTAGTCTTTAGTGGTAATAATTTATTTGTTGGAGCAGTTGGTTATAACAATAATGCAGGTAGAGTTTATCAACTATCTTACTTAACAACTGTTATGGCTAATGCTACATACAATCCTATTGGTAGTAGCAACAATGTAATCAAGGTGTCTAATACTCTTGGTATTGAAGTTGGAATGAAAGTTGTTGGCTTTGGATTTTCAAGCGGGCAATATGTAGCAATAGTAAATGATTCAAATACTTTAACCCTGAATGCTGCTCCTGATATAGAACCAGCTGGAAATTTACAATTTACGATACTTTCTTGGAAGTATGCAAATGATTCTGGAATTAGTGCAACAACGCAGCCAGGTAATAAATTTGGATTTTCTTTATCTGCCAGCACTAATGGTTCAACACTAGCAGTTTCTGCGCCAGGTACTACACAGGCTGGATCATTGTTTATCTATGCAAATTCAACCATGGATCCAACCAATTTTGTACAGTTTACTACCCTACCTGGAACTGACGTCCGGTTTGCTGAAGGACTTGCTGTGTCAGGTGACGGCTCATACATTGCTGCTAGCTCAGTACTATATGACGGATTAAAATTAGATCAGGGCAATGTAACAGTTTACAAAAAAACTAATACTTCATATGTACAGCATCAAGTTCTTACTAATTTAAACCCTGAAACTGCTGCATTTTTTGGTAGTAAGCTAGCGTTTATGAACAGCGGCAAAACGCTTGTTGTCTATAGTCCTAATGCTGACGTGCGTAATGTTATTAACTTTGATGCTGGAACAACTACCTTTGACGATGCTACTACTGACATCTTATACAGCAGACCAGATACTGGAAGAATTGACATTTATGATCAATATAATGTTAACTGGGTTTTCAGCGAAAGTTTACAAAATCTTACAGATTTAAATTCAGAATATGGTGCAGGCTTTGGTGTTGGCGCAAATTCAGTAGTTGTAGGAGCTCCAGCTCTTGTTAATAACGGGACTGCATCTGGAAAGATATACGAATATAAAAAGGCTGTAAACTCTTATAGCTGGAATCTTGTACACTCTGAAGGTAACAAGCCTGACATTAAGAAAATTAAAAAAGCATTTTTATATAACAAACTAACTAATCAGCTAATAAGTTATATTGACATTATTGATTCAGCTCAAGGAAAGATTCCAGGAATTGCTGATCAAGAAATTAAATATAAAACATTTTATGATCCTGCTACCTATTCAGTTGGTACTACTAACGTAACAGTTGATGACGGATTAGCTTGGGCAAGTTCTCAAGTTGGCTCGTTATGGTGGGATTTAAGAAACGCCAAATTCATTGATAGCAATGATGGCAGTGACGTTGTTTATAGAAATAGCACATGGAACACTTTATTTCCGGGCGCAAGTATTGATATATTTGAATGGGTATCTAGCACACTACTACCTGCAGATTGGGATGCTCAAGCAGATACTGAAGCCGGCCTTGCATTAGGTATTAGCGGACAAAGTTTATATGGTAATGCTGCATACAGTGTTTCTCAGAAGTACGATTCTATTAGTAAGACTAAGAAAAAGACATACTACTACTGGGTAAAAAATAAAAAAATAACTCCGCCAGTGCCAGGTAGAAATTTACCGGCATCTGACGTTGCAAGTCTTATTGGTAATCCAAGAGGATACGGATACAAATATCTAGCATTAACTAGCACTAACAGTTTTAGTTTAGTTAATATTCAGCCGCTATTAGAAGATAAAGACGTAGTGTTGTCAGTAGAATATTGGATAACTGATAACATTGAACAGAATATTCACAGTCAATGGAAGCTAATATCAACTGATATTAATTCTATTATACCAACCGCATTAGAACAAAAGTGGATCGACAGTTTGTGCGGAAAAGATATTGCTGATCGTGTTGTGCCTGACTCTGCATTACCAGTTAAGTTACAATACGGTATTGAAAATCGTCCAAGACAAGGTATGTTTGTTAATAGATTTGAAGCATTAAAACAAGTAGTTGAACAAGTTAATGCAGTATTAATTAAACAATTAATTGTTGATACTAGAAATATTGCAAACTTAGAATTAGTTGATCCTGCCCCTAGTAGTATAACTGGGTTATATGATACTGAGATTGATTACAATGTTGAATTACAATATGCTAGTATTGGAACTTTTAGAAAACCAGTAGTTACTCCGGTTATTGTTGATGGAAGAATTGTTGGCATAAACTTAATCGAAAAAGGAAACGGTTACTTACGTGCGCCATACATTGATGTTACTGGCTCAGGCACTGGAGCAAAATTACGAGCAATTATTAATTCGTCTGGAAAAATAATCGATGTTGAAGTAATTTCATCCGGTGTTGGATACGATGATACTACGATATTGTCTGTAAGAAATTACTCTATACTAGTTCGATCAGATGAATTATCAAACAATGTTTGGAGCATTTATTCATATGAACCGTCGACTGCTCTTTGGTCACGAGTTCGTTCTCAGGCATACAATACTACTCTATATTGGAATTATGTAGATTGGTTTGCCGATGGCTTTAATCAGTTTACATCGTCGGATTTCTTAGTAAACACGTTTGCTGATTTAAACAACATATCTCCAGATATTGGAAAACTTGTTAAGATTAAAACAACTAGTTCTAGTACTTGGTTATTGTTGCAAAAAACTAATAACTCGCCATCAGTTGACTGGACACAAAGTTACACTGTTGTTGGAAAAGAAAACGGCACAATTCAATTAAGTTCAGCATTGTATGAATTTTCTGATACTGTTTATGGATATGACGGTTCGTTATATGACGGTACTTATTTTGATAATAGTGCTGCTACAGAATTGCGTGTTATTTTAAATGCATTAAAACATGATATTTTAATAGACAATTTAAGACAAGAATTTTTAAACTTATTCTTTACTAGTGTTCGTTATGCATTTACAGAACAAACTTATATTGATTGGGCCTTTAAAACCAGTTTTGTAACAGCTCGCCACAATGTTGGCAACTTACATCAGTTAGTAACATATAAAAATGACAACTTATCTGATTATGAATCTTATATTACAGAAGTAAAACCGTATAGAACTAAAGTTCGAGAGTACATTAGCAATTACGCTAGTTTAGATACTAGTGCATCTTCAGTAACTGACTTTGATCTACCGCCGGTGTTTAATGACAATAGTTTAGAACCTATTTTTACAACATCAAACGGAAAAATTGAGGCTAACCTTGATACAATTAATACTTACCCATGGAAGCACTGGTTAGATAATGTTGGATTTGTAGTTACAGAATTATCTATCATTGACGGCGGCTCTGGCTATCAGATTGCACCAACTGTAAGAATTACTAGCAATTCGGGTACCGGTGCTACTGCAAGAGCTTTTATTTCTAACGGAGCTGTTAATAGGATAGTTTTATTAACACCTGGCAAGGGATATCTATCAGCACCAACTGTTGAATTAGAAGGTGGAACAGTTGGTATTACTGCAAGAATTATTGCAACTATTGGCAAGGGTGTTGTTCGATCAAACTTAATTAAGATGAAATTTGATCGTACTACTCAAACGTATTTTATTTCCTCTCTACAAGAAACCGATACGTTAGTTGGCACTGGATCTCAATTACAATTCCCGTTAACTTGGGCACCAGATGTTAGGATTGGTAAAGCAACCGTTACAAGTAAAGATCGATCTTCGTCTTACACAGTTGATGTATTAAGAGACACATATGCATTGTCAACTAAAAAATCAACAACTAGAGGATATACTAGTTATAGTGGACTAATAACATTTGAGACTGCACCTGCTAATGGCGCTATCATAACAGTCAGTTACTTAAAAGATTGGTCAATCTTAAATGCTGCTGACAGAATACAATTCTATTATGATCCTAAAACAGGTGACTTAGGAAAAGATTTAGCACAGTTAATGACAGGTATTGACTACGGCGGTGTAGTAGTTAACGGCATGGGATTTGACATTGCAACGGGTTGGGATAGCTTGCCGTACCTTGCTGATAAGTGGGCAATAACTGATACAGAGTTTGACGACTATATTGCAACAGTTAGTGCAGGTACTGAAATATTTACGTTACCATACACTCCGTCCATAACCGATGAGTTAAATGTTTATCATGCAATATTTGATGTAGATACTCCTGAGATTACTAATAATACATTTAATTACAATGTACAATATGTTAATCCATTGGTTAAAGTTTCTACTGACGTTAGCACTATAGGTATAGTAAGCGAATTTGTTAGGGCATCGCTAGTAACTTCAGTTATTGCATCTGAGGCATCCGGTAGAGACATTACAGTAGATAGCACAGTTGCATTTATTGATTGGATGCCAATTTCGTTTAGTTCAACATTTGCCGGATTAGCTGCCGGAACTACGTTTTATGTTCTTCCACAATTTAGCTCGTTTAAATTCTCAGTTAGTGCTACTGTAGGGGGTCTTGCTATTGAGTTGTTAACAACTACTAATCAAGCAGTAGTTGTTAACATACCAAGATATTTGGTACTTGATGATACTACCGGAATTGAAGAAGGCATGTCAATTATTGGTACAGGATTTGCAATCAATCCAACTCCAGGATCTCGTCAAGTTGTAAAAAATATTATTAATAGTACAGTAGTAACAATAAGTGCATCTCCAAATAATGCTCCATCTGGTAATTTATATTTTACAAAGAATGTAAACTTGCTTAGTGTATTGCATGTTACTAGCACTGCCGGATTAAAAGTAGGCGATGTATTATCAATTACACCTAATATACCTGAAGCAATACAACTAAACACTACTATTACTGAAATCATTGACTCTACTCGAGTACAGTTAAATCAACTAATAATTAAAGATATTGTTCCAAACTTAACGATAGTATCACCAACATTACCAACTGCAACATTTGTTAGAACCCTTAAATTGCTTGCAGATTATACAATACCAAAGAGCGGGACAATGACGTTAGCACTACCATTGCACCCTAATAACGAGCTCACAGTGAGCTCATTGTTATCGCCTGTGCGTGTTGATAGTGATATCCTTTTACCTATTGTTACTGACAATGAAGTTGATATTGGGCCGCTTGGTATTACAGTTAATGACGGTGATCAAATTATTATTCGTAAGAGTACTAGTGACGGATCAATTAAACCATCAGAGTTAGATTATGATACTGCGTTATCTGGTGGAACATTGAATACATTTGCGGGTGCTTTCACAACAGCATCGGGTATTGCTCCTGATGAAATTATTATTGACGGCGATGATTTTGTATCTCCTACTACTAGTCCTGCTCCTGAAGAAGTAGTTCCTGGCCAGATAGTTGATGCAGTTGCAATTAAAGTATTTGATAAAGCAAGTACCGGAAGTGCAGCGATTCGTGTTGATAGTTATACTGCTGATGGAACAAATCGAGAATTTAAAATTACTCAAACACCAAACAGCGTATGGGCAGTAGTAGTTAAGACTACTGAAGGCTATAGAGATCCAACAACACAACTATTATCATCTGTATCAAGTATAAAAACAGAAAAGTTTTCAGCTATTGAAGACGGTGATTATTCAATTGATTATCCAGCTGGCATTATTAAATTTGATGTTGCTCCTGCTGAAGGCTTGTTGATATCAATCTTTAGTATTGGATTTAGTGGATCAAACATTTTAGACTTAGATTATTTTATTGGTGATGGTACAACATATGAGTTTATTACTAAAGCACCATGGGTAGATAATGTTACATCTTTAGTTTATGTTGACGGTATTCCGGTATCCCCTCAGCTATTTAAAACTGATAATACATATGATGCTCCTAATAAAATTGGTCTTAGATTTATAATTCCTCCATTTAATGCTGAAATAATTAATTACATTATTGTTAGCGGTACACAACAAACATTTGCAATAACTAAAACACAGAAGATTGCTCCAACTGGCACTGATACGTATGACTTAATTTACGATGTTGGCGATGCGTTACCGGCAGAATCTAATATGTTAGTTCGAGTTGACCAGACTTTCTTAAAAGGACCAAACAACAGCTACTTTAAAATTGCTGGAACTAAGGTTAATTACACAATTGATTCTACAAAATTCCTACCATATACTGTTTCAATTAATAATATTGTTGTTCTTGCTGCTGGTAAATTGTTAGAGCTTGGAAAAGATTATACTGTTGATTTATCTGGTATCACAATTAAGATTAATGACTTAGTCCGCAAGGCTAATTTAAATCAACAACTAGTGATTAGTATTGCAACAGGTAATGAGTATCAATATATTCCAAGGACCAATACAACACCGCCACGAATTGTATTTGCACAAGAATATGATGATCCAACTTATATTGAAGTTACAAGTTCGTATAAGCATGATATTCTTGATGTTCAACGTACTGCAATTACTGTAACCTCTAATTTATCAATCACTCCTGATACTACTGAGTATTATAACTACTTTGGAGTTTCAGGCGGATACATTCTTCTAGATAGAACAGTAATTGACGACAATTATGTTTGGGTATTAAAGAACGGTACACTATTAACTCCTAGCGTTGATTTTAAACTTAATGCAGATAAGAAGAGTATTACGTTGGCGTTATCTCCTGATCAAACAGACGAGTTTACGTTTATCACTTACGGTAGTAATGTGCTAAGTGCAGGTGTGTCATATATGCAGTTTAAAGATATATTAAACAGAACTCACTTTAAACGCCTAAGTGCAAATAAACAAACTCGACTTGCTACACCGTTACATTATTTAGACACTACTATTACGTTAGTAGATGCAACTAACTTTGATATACCTAATCCTTCTAAAAATAGACCAGGCGCTATTGAAATTCGAGGTGAACGTATAGAGTACTTTGCTATAAATGGAAATGTGCTAAGTCAGTTACGCCGCGGTACACTTGGAACAGGAACTCCGGTTACACATCCTGCAGATGCATATGTAGTAGATATTGGCGTGTCCCAGACAATACCATATACTGATAGTTTTATTACAGATAAGATTACAATCGACAACAGTTCGGGAATTTTTGTTAATTCAAATATAACACCTACTGCATCACCGATTGACCCGTGGTTTACAGAATTTAATTATTCGTTGCCTTTAGGCACATATTCGAATACAAAGCAGTATTTGATTAATGATGTTGTAAGAGCGAATAATTACTACTATGTTAACACTGTACAGTATACAATTGAAATAGATCCAGTAACAAACCTACCAATTCCAAGTAGTATTACTGATCCAGCCACTAGCGATAAATGGATGCAAATAGGCACAATCCCTGTCAATTACAGCCAAGCTGACGACATTGAAGTATTTGTTGGCGGCACACGCCTTAAAAAGAAACCATTTAAAACGTATAGCCCGTTAGTGCATCCAGAAAGCCCTGAGGGCGATGAAGTTCACGAAGCAGAGTTTTCAGTTAATGGTACTAGTACAATTCGATTAACAAACCCAGTAGCACCGGGCACTATCGTTACTATAGTTAAACGAACTGGATTAGACTGGGATGGTAAAACAACTCCTAATATCTTAATTGATGATGGAAAAATTGCAAATTTCCTAAAAGCAACTCCGGGAATATGGCATACTAATATACAGAAGTCCTAATAAACTATCGGTTAATAGTACTTGATAAATACACTATAAAGAGAGATTTTATATGCAGAGTAAAGACACAACTGGCGTACATATAGAAGGTCATATTAAGATCAGTGACCCTGTATCCGGAGAAGTATATGTTAATAAACGTAATGCAATTCATTATGAAAACATGAGTATTGCATTGGCACAAAGCATTTCAAATTCGGGTAACGGATCTATATACCAAATGGCATTTGGCAACGGTGGAACAGCAGTTGATCCAACAGGTATTATTACATATCTAACCCCAAATAGTTCGGGTAGCAATGCTAGTTTGTACAATCAAACTTATGCTAAAGTAGTTGATGACCGATCAACTAATAATGTTGATCCCAACAGAAATTTTGTTGAAACACGACATGTGACTGGCACAAATTATTCAGATGTGTTTATTACGTGCCTATTAGATTACGGCGAACCAGCTGATCAGCAAGCGTATGATAACACTACAAATAATGAAAGTGCATATGTATTTGACGAGCTTGGCTTAAAAAGTTACAGTGCAACTGGCAATAGTTTATTATTGACCCATGTTATTTTTCATCCTGTACAAAAATCATTAAACCGTTTAATACAAGTTGATTACACAGTAAGAATACAGAGCCTTACAGGCTTAGTGGGAGTATAATAAATGGCATACTCGGTCAAATTTACAGAAACTACTCCTGCTAAACCAGAAATTATTGTTGAAGACGGGTCGCTTAATACTGAAAAAAGTATTGCGTTTCCTGGTAAAAATTATGCAAACTACGGCACCGTACTAGCTGAAAATTTTTTACATCTTTTAGAAAATTTTGCAAAGTCAACAGAACCACCAAACCCTGTACAAGGACAACTATGGTACGATAATACTGTAGGTGTAAACTTACTTAAAGTATGGGACGGTACTGCGTGGACAGCGGCAGGTGCAGTTAAAAAAGCAGCCTTGGCGCCCAGTGTTGCAAACAGTATTAAGGGTGACTTATGGGTTGATACTAATAATCAGCAGTTGTACATTTACTCTGGTAGTAATTGGTTATTAGTCGGCCCTCAATACAGTTCTGGATTAAAAACTGGACCAGAGCTTGAGGTAATCACAGATACTGATAACGTTGATCATGCAGTTTTAACATTTTATTCAACTAATCAAAGAGTTTCAATTATTAGTTCAGAATCGTTTAATCCTAAAACTACTATTTTAGGTTTTGCTACAATTAACAGTGGAGTTAACCTAACAACAGTTAACTCAACTAGCACAACGGCTCCTACAAAATTTTGGGGAACTGCTAGCAGGGCCGATGCACTTAATGTTAGTGGCTCTCCTATTGCAGCGGCAAATTTCTTAAGGGGAGATATTCCTAGCACAAGCAACAATCAATTTAATGTTAGAAACGATTCTGGAATTGCACTAGGTGCAGATTTAAGTTTTCAAATCAGCACTAGTGGAAATACTGCAACATTAAAGTCATTGAAGGCAGGCGGCAGTATTGATATCAATATCAATACTTCTACAACACTTGTACACATTGATCCTAGTGGCAAAATTGGATTAGGTGAAAATAATTCTAGCCCTCAAGAAGTACTTGATGTGTTAGGAAATATTGCTGCCAGCGGAAACATTTACACCACTAGTTCTACTAACTCAACTGGAGTTGGCGTAGGAAGCATTGTAACTAACGGAGGACTGTCTGTTAATTTTGACAGCAACTTTGGCGGAGACATTACTACTTATGGAAAAATTTATGTTAATAATTTAGATCTTAATTTTGATCCTGTTATTGATACATCTTTGACTGGCGCTATTTTACCGGGGTCAGACTCGGCCAGCGGAAAATACAACATTGGATCATCTACTCGCAAATTTAATTCTGTTTATGCTAATTCTTTTATTGGCGAATTTGTGGGAAATATTACAGGATCAGTAACAGGTAGTATAAGCGGCACCGCATCTCAATTAGCAAGTCCTACACGGTTTTATCTTGGCGATAGTTTAGATAACACGTTAAGTGCTCAAGATAGAAAAAGTGATGTAACTAGTAATACTATTAGTTTTGATGGTCAAGGAGACGATCCTGCTATATTCACAGCAAAAATTAGTCCTGACTTTATTACTAATAAGACAGAGATTACCAGCTCAGGATTGACCGATGTGATGTTATTATTCCGCCCGGGCACAACTGGTGGCCTAAGAAAAATTACTAAAGCTGCGTTTATGAACAACGTTGCTACAGTACCACCTGGATCAATTTTTCCATTTGCTGGTTCAGTAGTTCCATCGGGTTATTTGTTGTGTGACGGTAGTGAAGTGTTAATATCAAAGTACCCGTTGTTATATGGTGTTATCCAGAACATATATACCATTGGAACACTTCGTGGTGAAGGTACATTTGCCCTTCCTGATTTACGAGGCAGATTTCCACTTGGCCGAGATAATATGGAAAACGTAGATTCAGTTACTGGATTACCTTTAACTATTCCTGCGCCTAATGATCCTGTTAATACACTTGACGCCGGCGGCGGCTCTGCCAATGTTGTAACTGATGTTACCGCAGATATACTTGGCGCACAGTCTGGACTTGAAACTAGTACTTTACAACCAAATAATTTGCCAGAACACAAACACAATTTAAACAGCGGAAATGCGCAATATTTTGCGGCAGGCTTGCCAGGTGCAGGTGCTGATAACAATGCATTTCCGGGACTCGGTATGCCAGAAACTAGTACAGGCTCGGGCTTACAAAATAGTGGAGGGATCCTTAATGTTTCTCCGTTAGGACAACCGTTTACTACGATGAATCCTTATTTAACTATTAACTATATAATTTTTACTGGTACAATATAATGAGTTATATCATAAACAAAACAAACGGTGATGTACTAACAGAAGTTGTTGATGGTACAATTGATCAGGTTTCTACTGATCTTACTTTATTTGGAAAGAATTCTAGTTCATACGGTGAATTAATAAATGAAAACTTTGTAAAATTATTAGAGAATTTTGCCAACACATCAACTCCTGCCCGTCCTCAGCAAGGGCAATTATGGTACGATACCGGAGACGGCCGCTTAAAAGTATATGATGGCACAGGGTGGAAAGTATCTGGCGGCACAATTGTTGCTAATACTATTCCTAGTTCGTTTACCCGAGGCGATGTTTGGATAGATAGTTTGCGCCAACAAATGTATTATAATGACGGCACGGCATCTTTACTAGCAGGCCCAATATATACTGCGCAACAAGGAGTGTCTGGGTTTCAAGTTAATGACATAATTGACACTAACAATGTAACTCATCCTGTAGTTTTTCTATATGTTGGACAAGTACTTCTTGGATTGTTTAGTAAAAATGCATTTACTCCGTTGAAAGCTATCACTGGTTATGACACTGATAATAACAGAGTTCCTGTTAGAATTGGTTTTAATGCCAGCTCATGGGCCGGTGTTAAGTTTAATGTTCCTGCTACCCAAGCAGACTCGTTAGTATCTCCAACCGGTGAGTTTAAAACAACTAGCAGTTTTTTATCGTCAACTGATACTACAACTACCGGTGTTGGTTCGATCATTATTCAAAATAGTGTTCCATTAATACTTGGACAAAGTTCTAGCAGTCAAATCAATGTTACTAGTGATAAGTTTTCAATCGAATCAAATGCGTCGGGACAAAATTTTGAAATTAAAAGTCTAATTAGCCCAGAGAATCCTACTAGTTTTTATATTAATTCTGCAGATAAACACGTTGGAATTTATACAGACTCACCTCAGGCAACATTAGATGTTAACGGCGATGTGCGAGTTACTGGTAATTTAACAGTTGAGGGATTAACATCAACAATTAATTCTACAAATTTAGTTATTGAAGACAAATTGGTAGAATTAGGTAGTACATCTGCGGTGTTGTCTGTGACAGGTACAGTTACCTCCAATGCTACAACTACTACTATAACTGGTCTTAGTAGTGTTGTTGGACTAATTCCGGGTGCTGCTCTTACTCAAATAGCAGGCCCTGGCGACTTCGGCGATAATCCAATAATTGTAAGTATCGACGGCACTGACGAAATTACAATAACATCAGAATCTGCAAATGCATCCGGGGCAATTAATTTTAGCGCAGGCGGTGTAACAGACATTACTGCTGACGGCGGCGGCATTTTACTTCGCGGAACTACTAATAAGACCATCACTTGGACTAATTCTAATGATGCATGGCGAAGTTCAGAGAACTTTAATATTGCTAGCAGTAAAACTTACATGATTAATGGTTTTACAGTGTTAAGTCAAAACAGTTTAGGTTCAGGAATTAACAGTGCTCCTGGGTTGTCAAGTGTAGGCTCTCTTACTAATTTAACAGTTAGTAACTTATACGTTGCTAATAGCACAATTACCTATCAAAATCTAAACGAAACTAACGGAAATATAACCTTTGTACCAAAAGGCCTAGGTACTGTGGATGTTAGTAGTAGCAGAATTACAAGTATACAAGACCCAGAAGATGATACTGATGCTGTAAATTTACAAACAATGAATTATGCCGTTAAAACAGCGGCCACAAGTTTTTCAATTAATCAAGGCTCTCTCAGTGATAGCTATATTGCTGCTAATATAGTAACACTAATGATGCCAGTTAATGAACATCAAGACGATGCAATTTGCCGTATTTGGTGTATTGACACGGATGTAGCTAAACAATTTAAGTTAATTAGCGGAACTTGGACTTTCCAGTTCAATTTGTAAGCTAAAATAAAATAAATACTAGAACTAAGGAATAACGGAAATGCCATACGCCATAAACAAATACAGCGGTACACTAATTGCAACAGTTGCCGACGGAACAATTGATAATACTACTGATCTTAAAATAATTGGTAAAAATTATGCCGGCTACGGCGAGGTACAGAACGAAAATTTCTTGTACTTATTAGAGAATTTTGCTAATAACAACCCTCCCCCACGTCCAATTAGCGGGCAGTTATGGTATGATTCTACTAACGGCGGAAAACTAAAATTCTATGATGGTTCTAAATTTCGTACTACTGGCGGATCAGAAATTAGTGATACTCCCCCAACTGGATTAACTGAGGGCGATTTTTGGTTTGATACTATTAATAAACAGTTGTTTGCTTGGTCAGAAAATGGCGCCGGCGCAAACGTACCTGGATTTGTACTAGTAGGCCCGCAAAGTGCCGCCGGACAAGCAACTACACAAATGCGATCGCGTACGGTACGTGATTCTATTGGCGGAACTCATGCAATTATTGAAGCTGTTGCGAACGGTGTTACTATTTTTATTATTAGTGCCGACGGAGAATGGACGTTAGATTCTGTTACTAACCCTATTGCAGGTTTTACAAACAAGATACATCAAGGTGTTACATTATACAACACTGGAGATGACGGAGTTACTTCTGGTGCAGATACAACCCACAGATTCTGGGGCACTTCATCTAATGCTATTAAATTAGGTGGCTTAGGTCGTGCAGGATATGTTGAAAAAGGTAATGCGTCATTTGACGGAGTAGTTAACTTTGCGGATATCGGATTTACAGTAGGTACTAAACTTCGTGTTTATACTGACAGTAGTAACTGGGGATTTATTGATAATCAGTTAGGCGAAAAAATTTACTTTAAAACAAAAGTTAGTAGTCAGGTAAAAACTCCGTTAATTATTAACGGTTCAAACCTTGAAACTGAATTAGCAGGCACATCAAATATTGGAACAGCATTAATTCCGTTTGGTACAGTATATGCTAACACATTTTTTGGAGCTGCAACTAAAGCAGATACCTTAAAATTGGGTGCCGGTGATTACCGAGCTGCAAGTTCTGTAACTAGCTCTGGTACCGTTGTAGTACGGACCGATGCAATTTTTGATAACAACGGAGTTTCAATTCCAGTTGGTGCAATTAGAGCGTCTTACTTTGTTGGTACAGCAACGTCAGCTAACTATGCCGACTTGGCAGAAAACTACTTAGCCGATGCTGAATACGAAGTTGGCACAGTTGTTATGGTAGGCGGAGAACAAGAAATTACTGCTGCGCAAGTAGGCTTCCGTGCATTGGGTGCAATATCTGAAAAACCAGCGTATTTAATGAATAGCGAACTAGCTGGCGGTACTGCGGTTGCTCTTAAAGGTCGAGTTCCAGTAAAAGTAATTGGAAATGTTATAAAAGGACAGCGATTGGTCGCTGGCCCTGCTGGCACTGCTCAAGCAGCTATGGGTAACACAGCCGATGTATTTGCTATTGCACTAGAATCTAGTGATGTTGCCGGTATTAAACTAGTAGAATGCGTAATTTTATAATATAAATACCACAGGTATACAAAGGACAACATCAAATGGCAGGACAAAATTCGTTAATTTTAGCAACTGATTATAATTCAATCCAATCAAAAGTTGCATTGGTCTTAGGCACCGGGTTAGAAACAACAGGATATGGCCAGCCAGTATTAAGTAGTCAAGTACCTATTCGATCTAATATTACAGTAGCGCAGTGGACAAATTTAAAAACAGATTTATTAAAAGCACGGCAGCATCAAACAGGTAGCGATCTAAATTCAGCGTTAACATTACCAACCAAATCAATTAATATTACCGATGCAGATCGTCTTGCATATGCACAAATGGCAGACGAAATTACATTAGCATCGAATAGACTAATAAAGCCGCCAATTAACCAAGCAACACGAGAAGCATTAGTTCCTGTCCAACAACGTACTTCTCCATGGAACGGAGTCGTTACTCATACTATCACAGTCACTTTCCCTAATGCAGATGCTGCAAGGTATTTTTTTAATTCTGGCAGTCAAATAGAATTTAGTGCAGAACGCTTTGGCGGCACTAATAATAGTAAAAATAATACATGGACTTCGATGTTTTCATCTCCGCCGTCGAGCGGCATGGGCGTTATTGCGTTTAACTATAATTCAACAACTAATACCGGAACTGGAGTAGCTAGTACAAGCATTGGATGGTATCAGCTATTAACAGAAGACCAACTAATTTTTCAAAAAAATGCTCCTGCAGGCGACTATGCCGACAATAGGTATTTTATTTTTGCAAAACGCCCTCAGCCTAATGTACTAGTATTCACTATACGATTTAGTGATCAATCTGTGCAACTTATAGACGAAGATGTTGACGGCACTTTAAATAGTATTGTTCAAGTTTATCGTGCTTCGGGTAATAATGTTTCAGTTCCCGCTCCAGCTGCTAGTACCTCTGGCATCGGTGGCGGACTCGCACCAGTTATATCTATTAGTCCTACCACTATTCCAGATATGCAAGTTGGTACTCCTACTTCAACAACATTGATTACAACTGGCGGCGCAAGTCCTTACATATATAATTATACTGGCACTATACCAGCTGGCTTATCATTAAGTCAACTTGGTGTATTAAGCGGCACACCAACAACTGCTGCAACATATACTTTTTACATATCTTCAACAGATAGCAATAACTTTACTGCATCGAGAACTTACACAGTTACTACTAGTATTAGAACAATCACAGTATCTCCTGCAACGTTACCAAATTTACCTGTAATTTCACAACCGTTTACTACAACTATTACAGCTAGTGGCGGCGCAACGCCCTATGTTTTCAGTGTTCCTACCGGATTGCCGCCAGGCCTGACAATATCTACAACCGGTGTAATTTCAGGAACCCCAACAACTGCAGGTAGTTATACATTTACGGTAACTGCCACTGATGCTGAATTATATACGGCATCAAGAACTTATACAGTAATAGTTCCTCCGTTACTATCAGCAATATCACCGACTACTTTTAGCGCAACAGAAGCAAACCCATTAAGTGTTACATTTGGTGTAACTGGTGGAATTGGCCCGTACACATTTAGCCCTACTGGTGTATGGCCAACTGGTGCAAACTTTTCTAGTTTAGCAGGAGTATCAACAGTAACTTTATCAGGAACTCCGTCTGCTGTAGGTACTGGAACATTCCAATTAAACGTTACTGATACAACAGGACAGTCTTTACTAGGAGCAGTTACTTGGACAGTTGCCGCTCGCCCTGCACTAACATTAGCCTTTGTTAAGCTATCATCGTATCAAGTAGGCATTCCGGTTAATCCGGGAACTAACGTGACTGCCACAGGCGGAACTGCTCCTTACACGTATGCCCTACTATCTGGAACATTACCAAATGGTGTATCACTATTAGCAAACGGTAATTTTACTGGAACTCCTACAACTTCGGGAAGTGTTAATTTTACAGTACGAGCAACAGATCCTACCGGATTAACTGGAACAGCTAGTACGTCACTATCGATTGCAGCACCTCCTCCACCGCCTCCTGTTCCTACTATTACTCTTAGTCCGGCAACTAGTTCTCAGTCAATTAGTAGAACAACAGCGGCCCAAACAACTACGGGATCTTTTACTGTAACTTGTACAGCAGGTAGCGGAATTGTTACGATAGCTAATGGAATTAAGCCTGCAGGTAGCACTACTGCATTTGCTCCAAATTCTTTCTTTATAAGTAGTGGAAATTCACAAACAATTGACTTTACAGCAACATCTGCAATAAATTCGAGTATCAGCGATTCGTTTACTTATGTATTCCAAGCAGCTATAGCGGGCGGCCCAACAGGGTTGTCACATACTCATACACAAGCTAGGGTTGCACCTCCTGTTACACCCCCTGTTACTCCGCCAACAAGCGGAACATTAACAATATCTCCTACTAGCACTCAACAAACATGGATTGTACCAGCAGGCACTACATCAGTTAGCCTAGTATTAATTGGCGGCGGTGGCGGTGGCGGTGGAAATGATAGATTAGCCGGCGCAGATGGTTATCCTGGAGATCAACTTAGTGGAACTCTTCCAGTGACTGCTGGAGATGTTCTAACATTCAGTGTTGGCGCACGTGGTCGTCGAGGCATGCCAAGTACCGGTGAAGGCGGCGGCGCAGGTGGCGGAACTCAATCTATTGGAGCAGGTCCGGGCGGCTTTGGCGGGGCTGCTGGCGACGTTGGAGTATCTGGTGGCGGTGGCGGTGGCGGAGGCGCCACATCACTACGATTAAACAATACGCTTATTGCAGTTGCATGCGGTGGTGGTGGAGGCGGCGGTGGCGGCAATAGTTCTCCAGGGCAATACCTATCAGCTGAATCTTATAGCAACGGAACTTCTGGAACTGCCGGAGAATTTAAACCAAGAGGCACTGACGGCGGCGGCGGTGGCGGTGGCGGTGGCGGCCAATTTGGCGGCCTTGGCGGTCAATGTCGAAGCGGCGACAACGGTGGATTTTCTGGTTCTAGAGGGTTAAGTAGTCCATTACCAACCGGCTGGGTTAAATCACTGCCTAGTACTGGAAACCAGGGTGCTGTTACTGGCGGCAACGGCGGCTTAGGTGGCGGTCCAAATAGTGCCCGTACACCAACTGACGGCGGCGATGGTGTTTTAACTATTACTTGGTAATCAAAAAACAGGAGTTAGGTTTTAACTCCTGTTAAATACATCATGAATAAAAAGGACAATAATGCCAGGTAAAGGTTCAAAGATTATAGCAGACGATTATAATGCAATCCAAAAACGGGTTGCTGCTGTGCTCGGTGCCGGCGGAACAAACCCTGCTACTGATCTTGCTGATAGTACTTTTGGTTATGGGCAGACTGCTTCTAGCAGTCAAGTGTCGCAATTTGCAAAAATATCAACTACTCAGTGGATAAATTTAAGAAACGATTTATTGCGATGCCGGTATCATCAAAATGCTGATGTTTCGGCAATCTTAACAACACCGTTAACTAGCGTAACTATAACAGAAGCAGACCGTGCGCAATATTTGTCAGTTGCGGAAAACGCAATTACTAATAGACTAGTTACCCCTCCAGATACTCAGATAGATGTTATTCCATTAGTAGCAACTAATTTAAGTCAATGGAACACACAAATTACTCAAACAGTAACAGCAACATTTTCTAATACTACTCAAGCTAGATATTTTTTTAATGCTGGCGGCTCATTACGTATTAGCTCAAGTAGAGCCAACGATGCCGGCGATGCTAGTTACAGTTTAAAAAATGCCACATGGACTACTATGTTAAATTCTATGGGTAAAATTTCTCTAACTCGAGAAACTACTAGTAGAAGTGGTACAACCGGCACAACAAGCAATATTGGTTGGGCACAGTTAACCACCTCGGATCAATTAATATTTGAACAACTTGCTCCGGGCACAACATACTCTGATAATAAATTTAGAATTTTTGCAAGGTTAGCCAATGCTAACACACAAATTATTTTTTCTATACAATGGCGAGATGATTCACCGAACCCTAATACTACATTGTACGGACTATTTGGACCTTTTGGTGTAGATGAATTTGTAACAGGAATATTAACTAGCACCCTTGAAGTTTTAAAACCATCGGGCCCGTATGTATCAGTTACTGCACCTACTGTTGAACAATCAGGATTTGGAACAGTTCCATCTCCACCCGTGAATCCTGTTTATCAGATTACCCCAAGTGTTTCGGTTATGGACGAAGGCACTCCTGTTACGTTTAATATTTCTACTGCTAATTTTGGAAACGGTACACTATACTGGACTAATTCTGGTACTGTATCTAGCACTGACTTTACTGATGGGCTCAACAGCGGTTCTGTTTCAGTTAACGGAAATATCGGTTCTTTTACAAAAAATATTGTTAACGATTTTACAACAGAAGGTACTGAAACAATTATTATTCAGTTACGTACTGGATCTACCAGCGGCCCGGTAGTAGCAACTGCTGCTACGGTATCCGTATTAGATAGTTCTAAGTCGTTAGGGTATAATATTGTTCCTAGCCAATTCTTTGCTACAGAAACCACTACTTGCACTTGGGCAGTAACAACTACTAATTTTCCAGATGGTAATCTATATTGGACAAACAGTGGAACTGCTCAAGGCGTAGACTTTGCCGGCGGCAATAATAGCGGAATAGTACCAATTACTTCTAACTCTGGTACAATTACATTGTATCCTAAAGCTGATTTGTTAACTGAACCAGGCGGAGATGAAACAATTATTATCGAGTTGCGTACTGGATCTATTAGCGGCCCAATAGTTGCTACTGCATTACCAGTGCAGTTACAAGATTCGAGTCAAACTCCACCTCCGATTGTTATTCCTCCAATACCGACCCCAGATCCACCGCCTCCACCTGCAACATATTCAGTTAGTCGTACAGTTAACGGACTAGAAGTAACTTACACTATAAACACAACTAATTTTGCTGACGGTGCATTGTACTGGACCAACGGCGGCACTACTGTTGCTGGCGATTTCACTGACGGCGCTAATAGTGGCACTATCGGAGTTACAAGTAACAGTGCCACACTTGTTAGAACAGTTCGTAATGATGCACAATTCTTAACAGATAGAACACTCATTGTACGAATACATACTGGATCTACTAGTGGGCCAGTTCGAGCTACTGCTCAAACAGTAACATTCTCAGCAAATGCTAGCCCTCCGGTAGCACCTCCGTTTGAATATACAGTAACTCCTACGACTCAAGAGGCGTTTATTGGTGCAACTAATGCTACTTCAACAGCACAGTTTACTATAAACTGTACCAGCGGTTCAGGCATTGTAAATGTAAGAAAACTATTTTCAGATCCGTCTAACACTACTACTGGTGCCGATGGCGGCCTAAACTTTAATTTGTCAAACCCTGGTACTACATTTGCAATTGTTAACATTGACTGTACAGGGCCGTTTGGAGCTAATCCGGCAGGGTCATTTGTATATAACTTTGCAGTTGATTCATCACCAACTACTAAGAGTTTTTTCTATCGTCAACGCAGGTATAACGAAACAGCTACTGTATCTCCAACAAGTGGTCCAATTGTAGACGACGGAGATGGCCCGCCATCATTTACACCTACATTTACATTAACTGGCGGCTTTGCCGGCGGCACCGTTACAACTAACTATGGGACTAGTCATGTTTTAAATTCGTCAGGAAATGCTACATTTCCGTACCCTTTAAATGGTGCCGGAACGTTTGATATTATATTCACATTCCCTTCAGGAAACACTAGAACTGTTACAGTAACCGCCACGCCATATGAAGCACCACCGCCTGCACCTGACGGCGGCGGCGGCTTCTAACAGCGGTATGGCATCAAAGCAAAGATTATTTAACGAACCAAAAGTTATCCTTTATCACAATGTATTAACCCACGAGCAATGCGATTTTATTATTGATCGTACTCGTGAAAAATTACAGCCAAGCATGGGATACGATTTTGACACTAAAGGGTCGAGGCTAACGGAACATCGTACTAGTAGTACATACTATGATTCACTGCAAGAATTTACATTTGCAACAATAGCAAACTATCGAGCAATTAGAGAAGAATTTTATTTTTTAAAATTTGACACTACAAATTTTGAAACTCCGCAAATACAACATTATGCTATAGGACAACAGTACAAGCACCACTGGGATTTTTTTAATTTTCCACATATACACACTTACGATAATGATAGAATAGCAACTTGTATAATATATTTAAATGACGTAGAAGAAGGCGGAGAAACTGATTTCCCTCTTATTGGTATCAAAGTTAAACCAAAAAAAGGGTCTATGATATTTTTTGACTACAAATACATATACGAGCTAAATGAAAAAACTAAACATGCCGGATTACCTCCGATATCTGGCGAAAAATGGATTCTTACATCCTGGGTACATAGACTACCATTTTCATCTTAACCTAACCTCTTGACACGCTAATTACTATACTGTACAATAGTAAATCTGGAGAGTATATGGACGAGCGTATCGAAAAGGCATTTGCTGTTGCTAACTATATGGCAACATTATCAAATCAACGCAGAATAATTTTAGAAGAATTTAAACAAAATCTTGTTTACTATGAAAATGGTGGCACGTTTAATATCACCCCTGAGTTGATTAATTTTACTAAAACTGTATTAGATTTAGGACACGATACTGATGTTGCATTTATCGATGTTAATAATTTTCCTATTATTATTGTAAATGTACAAGAATTTTTTGACACAATTGTAGGCATCTACTTTGAGGTACTAAACAAGTACAGCGCAGAATTTACTGAAATTAAATCCAAGAGAAAAATTGGAGATATTATAGGGCTATGACAAATGGCGCAGTAATTTTTGCTCAGAACAACGGCACTATTGATTACGTAAAGTTAGCATCCTTTGCAGCCGAGCGTGTAAGAAAATTCTTGCAGGTTCCTGTTAGCATCATCACAGACAGTCCTGATTGGTTATTAGAATCTTGTCCCGATCATTGCTTTGATAAGATTATTGTATTGCCTCAAGAAGAAACTGGACAAAAAGTATTTCATGACGGCACCTTAGAATCTAAAACACTTGACTGGAAAAATTTATCAAGAAGTCGTGTGTATGAATTAACCCCATACGATAAGACGCTAGTGTTAGATAGCGATTATATAATTAATTCTGCTATTTTAAAAACAGCATTTGATAAAGATGCAAATTTACAAATATATCGTAAAAGTTTTGATTTAGCAGGTTGGCGAGATGTCCGGCCGTATACTAGACTTAACAGTTACAGTATCCCATTTTATTGGGCAAGTGTTTTTGTCTTTGAAAAGAATACTGTTAATCAAGCGTTCTTTGATTTAATTACATACATTAAAGCTAACTGGGTTTACTTTAAGATGTTGTATAACATTGATCAAACAGCCTTTAGGAACGATTATGCGTTCAGCATTGCTATCCACATAATGAATGGAAAAACAAACGGGGAGTTTGCAACAGACTTACCCGGGACAAAAAAATACACAATTGATCGTGATATCCTTTTAAGCATAGACGGTGTTAAGATGAAATTCTTAGTAGAAAAAGAAGATCATTTAGGCGAGTATATGTTGGCTAAAACAAATGGTCTTGATGTACACGTAATGAATAAATTTAGTTTGTCTAGATTTATTGATGGAGGTTACGGTGTCTAAAGGATTTTTAGTATTAGCACAGAATACCGATACAGTAGATTATGTGAGGCAGGCATATGCACTTGCATTGAGTATTAAATTTAGTCAATCAACTGTTACTAGAATTAGTCTAGTAACTAACAACACAGTGCCAGACGAATACTTAGATGTATTTGACAGTATTATACCTATTCCTTGGTATAAGGAAGGCACTAGATATCAAGCAGAAAATCGTTGGAAATTATATCATGTAACTCCGTACGATGAAACAATGGTGCTCGATACTGACATGTTGATGTTAGAAGATATTTCAGAATGGTGGAATTATTGTAACAACCACGATCTTAAATTTTGTTCAAAAATTAAAAATCATAAAAATGATATAATTGTAGACACTGTTTATAGAAAGACTTTTAATGTTAATAAACTAACAAGTCCGTATTTTGCATTACACTATTTTAAAAAATCCACAGCCGCTCACGAGTTTTATCGAGTTCTCGAATTTGTGTGTAACAACTGGGAATGGTGTTACACACAGTTTTCTCCAGAAGAATATCAGGACTGGTTAAGTATGGATTTGGCCACAGCTATTGCAATTGAGATTGCAGGTGCGTATGATTGTGTAAATGATGCATGTAGTCCATTGGAGTTTACCCATATGAAACCGCTAATACAAGATTGGGATATGGCGCATGTGTCGTGGCAAGATGGCGCTCATCATGTATTAACACACAAGGGCGAATTAATAGTTAACAATATAAAACAATCTAAATTGTTTCATTACGTAGATCACTTATTTTTATCTAAGAAAATTTTAACAAGATTAAAGGAGTTAGCAAATGGCAAAAAAGAAAATAGCTAACCTTCCTAGTTTTGATACAATACCTCAGTACTACGTATATTACGAAAAAAAAACTGGTACTATATTATCTATTACTAATGAAAAGAGTAATGTGTACGAAGATGGTATTGAGGTTGATTTTAATGATATTGTAAACTTTTTAAATGGTAAATGGCACTTTAAAGATTATCAAGTTGGCTATAATAAGGGATCAAACAAAACTACAATCTTATCTATTGTTAATGAATTTTCGGGTTACGTATTTAAAAATACATTATTTGAATGGATATCAGAATCAGACGAAGTAACTGATTGCATCGTAGAATGGAATGGCCCTAATCAAGAATGGAATTTCTTTTTAAGCGACACGTTTAAAAGCACATATAATACAATATTAGCACCGAAGCTAGTGTTCTTTGTAACATTAGAAAATGACTTTGATTTCCTAGTACGTACTATTTTTATTAATACACATGACTTATTAACCTCAATATGTGTAACAGTTCCATTTGACAGTGTGTTTGAAAAAGATATTAAGAAAGTTGCAATCAGTAGTAAATTAGTGTTTGCATCCTATAAGTTAAGGATTATAAAATGAGTAATAAAATAAAAATTATTGATCAAGACATTGTGTTTTTAAGTTATGATGAACCTAATGCTGAAAAAAATTACGCAGATTTGTGCAGTAAAGTGCCTTGGGCTAAACGGGTACACGGAGTTAAAGGCAGTGATGCGGCACATAAAGCCTGCGCCGCATTAAGCGAAACTGAATATTTTGTTACAGTAGATGCAGACAATATTGTAGATCCTAAATTTTTTGAAGTAGAAATTAACTTAGATGAACTAGGACTTACCAGTGAAAATGTTTTTAGTTGGTGTGGCAAGGTACACGTAAATCATTTGATGTATGGTAATGGTGGCCTTAAGTTGTGGACACGTAAATTTGTCAATGAAATGAAGACCCATGAAAATTCTGATCCTACAGATGTTAAGGGATTAGTAGAGTTTTGTTTTGATGATCGGTATTATCAGTTTAATGACAACTATAGCGAGAGCTTTACAAACGCTACTCCGTTTCAAGCATGGCGAGCAGGTTTCCGTGAAGGCGTTAAAATGTCGTTAGATCAAGGCGCCAAGGTTCCTGATCTTAAAAAAGTTTGGTGGCAAAATTATCAACGTTTGCTAATTTGGTGTAATATTGGAGCAGATGTTCCTAACGGCATGTGGTCAATTTACGGTGCTCGAGAAGGCGCATATCTAACTAATTGTACTGATTGGGATTATAGTCAGGTACGCGACTTTGAATACTTGACTACTCAATGGGAAGAAAAATACAGCAAAATTACTACTGAAATGTTGCCCTACGAAATTACGGGCTTAGGTGAAACCTTAAAGCACGAATGCAAGTTAGAAGTTGCAGACATTAACTCAGATGGCAGCAAATTCTTTAAACAAGTATACCACAACACTCCGAGGATTGTTCGTAAGCGTAATGTATGATATTTTCTTTATTGGAAATAACGATAGTGACTTTACTGAGTTAAAATCTAGATTTCCTACTGCTAAACGTATTCCTATAGATGGTGATATCTACACCACACTATCTATTGCTGCCAAAAGATCGTTTACTAAAATGTTCTGGGTAGTGTGGGATAATTTAATAATTGAAAAAACATTTAATTTTGATTACGCAGTCGACGTGTGGGACTTAGAATACAACCATGTGTTTAAAAATGGTGAGTTTTATGACGGAGTTTGTTTATTTCCAAAAGCTATAAAAGTTAGCAAACGAGAAGCTGACTATAGATTTTTTACAAATAAAAAAGAAATACACATACTTGCAAGCATACCTAAACCTTACGATAAGTTTAATATTAATACCTATGAAGAATATCTTGCCGCAATAGAAACATCTACAACAGATATGTTTTGGGCAATACCTCCTAACATTGAGGTGCTAGATAACACAATATTCGATCTCACATTTAGCTTTCATAACACTTATGATCGTCAAGAAAATCATGTTTGGAAAAATTCTTGTAACGGGGAAGAGTCATATATTAGTGGACTTACTTTATTCAGTAAACAAAAGACTGTTTCAAAAAAAGAAGTAAATCATAAGTTTTTAATCAATAAAAAAGAATACCCTAGTGTAGCAACATGTTTTAGATATCCTCGCTATTACATAGATACTTACGAAGACTATTATAAAATTTGTCAAACAGAAACTCAGCCTCTATTTTGGTGTGTTTGGCCAGAAATTGAAGTACTAGATGAATCTATATTTGATCTATATTTCAATCCTCTTGATGGTACATATGACTACGATAGGTCGGAAAATCATGTATTTCAAAATCAAGATATAACCGAAATTAAATATAACGGTTTGATGCTGTTATCTACGCAACGTCCCGTTTCAAAAAAAGAAATTAATTTCAGATATATCATTAATAAGAAGGAACATGAAATTTTATCAAGCCGCTTGAAGCCGTATGACATGATTTTTATCTCGTACAATGAGCCAAACGCAGAAAAAAATTATCTGAGTCTTAAATCACGGTTTCCTAGGGTTAAACGTGTACACGGTGTGAAAGGTATACATAATGCACATAAAGAGGCTGCTAAGTTATCCACAACACCTATGTTTTGGGTAATAGACGGTGATGCTGAAATACTAAACGACTTTGACTTTAGTTTATTATTACCGCATTATGATAGGGACATTGTACACGTCTGGCAAAGTAAAAATCCTATTAATGAGCTAGTATATGGATATGGTGGTGTTAAGTTATTACCGACCAATTTAACTTTAGCAATGGATCTAACTAGTACTGATATGACTACAAGTATTAGTAAAAGATTTAGAGCCATGCCTAGTGTATCTAATATTACAGTGTTTAATACTGATCCGTTTACTACTTGGCGTAGTGCCTTTAGGGAATGTGTTAAGTTAGCAAGTAAAGCAATTGACGGACAAATAGATGCGGAAACTACTGAGCGTTTAGATACGTGGTGTACAAAAGGTTTTGATGCAGTTTATGGTAAATTTGCCATAACAGGCGCACTCGCCGGACGAGCATATGGCCAAGAGAATGCCGGCAATAAACCGGCATTAAGTAGGATTAATAATTATACTTGGCTAGAAATGGAATTTACTCGCCAACAAAATCATTAACCATCGGAAAGATTTCTGCAATAACTTGCGCACATGCCCGGGCTACTTCCATGTGTTCTTTTTGTGTACCATTGGCACTACGTAATTCGATAAAGTGAATCCAACTACGTAGTGTGCCATTCATATACAAACGACTTACAGTAAGCCCTTCTGGTAATACTGCTCGTGCTTGCTCTTTAGCAATACCGTTCTTGATAGCCCACGAGTATTCCTGCTTAACAGAAAACAATACTCGTTTTTGAGCTCTTTCCCACTCGTATGCAATTTGCCTTTGGGCTTCGTCAGACATGTCTGCTTCTACACTATTCTGTCGATTCTTAGTATCTTGGAACCGTGCTTCGCGCAGAACAAATGCTTCGTCTAACTCTGCTGTTGGGTCAGCATAACGTTGACTAAATTCTTGAAAGCTAAAACTACGATGACGTAAAATTTGTCGAGCAATATCGCGTGTCGTTACAATTTCTAAACATGCACTAACCATTTCTAAAGGAGACCAGTGCTTGTGTTTTGTAAGATACTTGATTAGTTTCTCACTAGTTTCTGTATTAAATTGATTAGCTGGGTTACTTACTCTAGCACAAAACGCAATAAGTTCTTGTGCATCGTATATGCCTTCGCTTACCATTTCTTTACTTGCTTTACTTGACGAAATTAATTTTACTTTCATTTATAACTTTCTTTTCTTTAAAAAACGAGTTGTTTCTTTTTCAATGTCTTTCTTGATACGATTTGTATCAAGTTTAAAATCGATATTGTCTATTTTCCGTTCGTAGGCTTTAAATAATTCCGATAACGATTTTTCAAAAGTATCCCAACCATTTCTTTTGGTGTTAGACGTTATTTTTATTTCCCACGTCTTGCCGTCTTTAAAGTTAATCAACACTGCTTGCAGATACCTGAGAGGTAATACGTTAAGTTTTATCTCTCCGAACACTTCTGGCCAACATTCTATAACTTCCCGGGGAAAAACTTTTCCCTGAGATGTCACGCTTCTTCTTTAACCTTCTTCTTAGTTGGCGCAAGCTCTTCAGCTTTCCGACGCATTTCTGCCGCTTGCTTTGCTAACTTGTCTGCTTGACTACGATAGAATTTAGCTTGATCTTCTGCTGAGCCGGCAGGCGCCGCAACTTCTGGTGCTGGTGCAGGAACTTCTTTTGCAGAAGCAACTTCTTTAATTTCGGCTTTGTCCTGGTTACTCGGTGCAATGTGTAAATCGTCAACAGCAATTCCACGTTGTTCAGCAATCATTTGATTAAGCTCTGACAGTAAAATAGTTGTTCCAATAACTGGAGTCATTTCTACTTGATCAGTTGATACTTTAATCAATCTACCTTTAGCATGCAAGCTAGGCAACATACGACTTCCGTCTGGAAACTGTGTGCGATCTAACGCCTCTGCAAACTCGTACGATTCTTGAGCAGCTGGACTTTCGACTAAGTTGATAATACCGTTATGGTAATCGTCGGTTAGGCTTTCTGTGAATACAACTAGTGCGCTATAAGCGTCACCTGGTAGAGTTCTAAAAGCGACAAGTACTTTTTTACCTGTAGCTTTAATTCTACCTACGTGTTTTAAGTTTTGCATATTATGCTCCTGTTTGAGCTTGTTTCGCGGCTTCTGCCTGTTTTGCTACTTGTTCTAAAAACGCCGATAGTTTAGTATATGTTTGACCAACTGCTGTCATTTCATTTGGTTTAAATGCACCACGTGAACTGGCAATATCAATAATAACCTTCATTGCATTAAGATCATTAATGCTAAGATCATTAGATTCTTGCTGTGCTTGTTCTGGGGCTGTAGGTTGTGTAACTTCTTCAGTCATAGTGTCTCCTTTGTAAAGTACACATATAATTATCTTGTTTGTAAATGTGGGCAGGCAATTGTGAAGAAACTGAGTTCTTTTTCACTTTCGAATCCGATGACTACATTATACACAATTGTATTAGTATTATCTAAGGAAATGCCCTGGCCAATATAATATCTGTTGTTTAGATTATTTTTAATCCATGTGTCTAACTGTTTAACAAATGATGGTGTATATTTGTTAAATGTAGTATATTTAAAATGCGGCGCCGCAAACTCTACTTTGCGTAAGCCAAAGTAATTTAATGGATTAGGCTTGCCGTTTTTTAATGCCATTATGCCGCTTCTTTAACTTCTTCGTAATATGCATATTCGCCAAATGGGGGAACAATGGTGTTGTTACCGTGGATAATGAATACTGTATCACAGTAATTTTCGTCGCCCCAGCTACCCCAAGGATAACCGTCTGTGAACATGATAAACTTCTTAGGGTTAATATCGTGTTCCTTCATGTAGTCCCAGTTAGCATCAAACTCGGTACCACCACCGCCCATTGGTTCGTATTCGTCAAACTCGTCCATTGTATAGCCGTTAAAATCTTGTTCGTTATAAACACGAGTATCAAAGCACCATACTTTAATATTAAAGTCTTGGTACTCTTGCATAATACCTTTAATTTCGGACAAAAAGTCTTTAGCTTGCTCATCACCGATAGAGCCTGACATATCAATAGCTACACAGATGTCAATTGTCTCTCTAAAGTTAGTCCCAGGAAGAACTGCATTCATGTGCCATCCTTTACGGTTAGGTCGCATAAATGTGTAGTCATCGCGGATAGTGCTTTGAATTTGTTGGCGCAAAATTTCACGCCAGTTCATTTTAGGCTCTGTAAGATCTTTAATCATACGTTGAATGTTTGCAGGTACATTACCTGCACCCGCCGCTTGAGCCGCTGCCATAGTAGCTTCGCGAATCTCGTCACGGATTGCCTTCAATTCTTCTTTAGAATAATTTGGCTTATTACCATTGCCCTTGCCATCTTGATCGCCCCAGTCAACGTGTTCGTCGAGCAATTGACCTAATGCCGCTAGACTTTCTTCGTCGTGCTTTTCAAAAATATCGTCATACACTTGTTCTGCAGACCAGTTATAATATTTTGGATCATGGAAGATTTTAATTTCTGGAGGCGCTTCACCGATTCGATCACGGATCAATTGTCCGTTAACACAATAGTCAGCCGCCGCATTAAATATGCGTCGATCTCGTCCTTCACCGCGAGCAAGATGGTCAAATACATTATGCAAGATTTCGTGGGCAATAACGAACTCAATTTGTTTAACTGTAAGTGGCGTAAAGAAATCGCGATTAAAATAAATGGTACGACCGTCTGTAGCGGCAGTCATACACCAGTCTGTGCATTCTTCGATTTTCAGTCGGGTAGCCATGTTACCAAAAAACGGATGACGAAGTAGTAGCCCAACTCGTGCTACAATAATTTTATCAATGATTGGATCAGTATGTGACATGTTTGCTCCTAAGTATTTACTGTATGTATATATTATAACACCTCCCGAAGGAGGTGTCAATTGCGGGCTATACCAAATTACTTTTCAGTAGCGGCCGCAATGTACTTGCCAAACTTTTTATGGAACTCGTCAAAGCAATCAATTTCGTCTGGATCCAACGGCAATTTGTAGCTAGACAATGCCAATTTAGTACCCATAATAACTAATTCTGTTTCAAAATTATCCATAATAAATTGGAAGAAGTTATTAACTTGGCTGTTCCAATCTTTAGCCTTTTTATCGCAGGAATCTTTAAGTTCGTAGCACAATGATACTGTTAACGAGTACATTGCAGAGATTTCTTTAGATTCCATTTTCTTAATTTTGCCCGACAAAATGTCTGTTGGGTTAGGCATTTTACCTGCAACTTTTCGGTGAGCCATAAACTTAACTGCAAGCCCTTCGCCAACTGAACCAGACACTAAGTTAGTTAGTGTATCGTTATCGCAGTCATCGTCGTGCAACAGTTCGCTAACAAATGACCAGCTACGAGGAGTAGCAAACGCACGTGAGCTAGACTTAGGATCAAAGTCGTACAAGTCCTTCTTAGAGAAGGTCAAGAAGCCAACTACGTCCTTATGGATCTTGT